TCACGTCGCCCCAAGCATCCGCATCAAATTCGGCACCCCCCTGCCCTGCACATAACGATCGCGCTGCAGGTCGGTGCAGGTGTCCAGCATCAGTTGCTTGACCCGATCCGGGAAGCCGATGAACTCGCGGCGTGCGGAGAGGAATCCGGCCAGCACGCCGGAGACGTGCGGTGCGGCCATGCTGGTGCCGCTCATCTCCACCATCAGGCTCGCCGGGTCGTTCGGGTCGAAGTCGTAATAGGCCGACAGGATCTTTTCGCCCGGCGCCACGACGTCCGGCTTGCCTCGACCATCGGCGGTCGGTCCGCGCGAGGAAAAATACGACACGCCGTAGTTGTGCGGGCTGCTCTTGTGCACCGAGCCCACCACGATGGCGTCTTCCAGATTGCCCGGGTCGCTGATCGACAGATCCATGTTGGCCGGATACGCATCGCCGTCGTTGCCCATCAACCACGCCAGGCCCTCGTTGCCGGCGGCCACCACCACCAGCACGCCTTGCCGCCATAGCCGCCGCAGCTCGTTGCACAGCGGCGTAAAACCGCAGCCATAGCTCTCCGGATCGAAGTAACCGCCAAGGCTCAGATTGACGCCGTGGATGACCAGCTCGCCGGCGCGCTCGTTGATTGCCGCCACCTGCTGCACCGCCTTGATCATCCACGAATCGCGGCCGTTGCCGGCATCGTCCAGCACCTTGAAACCGTAGAGCTGGGTGTCCGGCGCCATGCCGGCGAACTCCAGCGGCTTGCCCGGGTTGCCCTGCGCGTCGGCAATCACCGCGCGGCTCTGGCCGGCGATGATCCCGGCGATATGCGTGCCGTGCCCGTGCCGATCCAGCCGGGCGAAGGCATCGCCGTCAGCGCGTGTCAGTCGCTTGGCTGCGCCGCGGCGCGTGCAATCCCATTGCGCCACCACCGTGTCGCGCTCGCCCTTTGCGAAGAAATGCGGATGACTGGCCGCGATACCGGTGTCCAGCACCGCCCAGCCGATCTGCTGGCCGCGTGCGCGATACGCGGTACGCGCCGCATCGGCATGCAGGACGTTGCCGGACACGTTGATCAACGCGCGCTTGCCGGCATCGCGCCACATGCGCCGGAATCCCAATGCCCGGTAGCGGTCCTGCAGCGATTCGATCTCGAACCGCGTCAGCCGTGCCGACACAAACCGCTGCAGGCCATCTTCCAGCGCGATCGCCTCGTCCAGCGCTTCGCCGCTCAAACCGGTGGCGCCTGCAGCGGCCTGGCGCAGTTGCGCCAGCAGCAGCGCACGCGTGCCGGCCGGATCGTCGCCCGACACCCGCCGATCCAGCTCGATGAGCACCTCGTGCCGGTACTCGGCGCCATGCGCTTCCAGTTGCTCGCTGAGATCCTTGATCAGCACGGCATTGGACACCGGTTGATCGAAACCGACGCCCACCGCCTCGCGCACCGCCGCACGCACCTGCGGGATCGACAGGTAGCCCGAACCCGAATGCGCGTTGTGCTGCCAGTCCGGGTTCAAGCGCGCGCCTGAGAGGTTTTCGAACCGTCCCTTGGCATTGGCGATGTCGTCGCTGAGATCCGGATCCAGCGCGATTGGATCGCGCGTGTCGGCGACGTTGATCCAGCGCCGCACGCACGGAGGAAACGGCAGCTTGCGCGTGCCGGTCCAGCGCTTGAACATGCTGCGCACCTGCGGCAGGCCCAGGGGCGAGCCCAGGGTCAGGAACAGGCTGACCTCGCACTCGGCAGCCTGGAGCTGACGCAGCACGTCGAAGGCGATCATCGACCCCTGGCTGTGCGCGACCACCACGAACGGCCCGCCCCCCGAGCGCAGGCGCTGCATCAGGCTGTCGCGCATCAACGCTGCACGCTCGGGCACGAAGAACAAATCGTGCACGTCCTGCAGCAGCGCGGCGGAGATCAGCCGCAGCAGCACGCGGTTGATTGCATCGATCGGACCTTTGGCCTGCACCTCGCCGGCTGCCGGCACGGCGGGCGCGGCATCCAGCTCGTCCAGCAACCGATGCAGATCGCTGCGCTCCTGCTCGCTCTGCGCCAGGGCGTCGGCGAGCAGATGCAGGTCCTGCACGCCTGGCACCAGCCCAAGCGTGCTCAGGGCGCGCTGCACGCTCTGATTGAGTGCCGGGCCGACATCGCGCGCATCGCAATTGCCGGGTTCGGCAACCGGATAGCGCTCGCGATTGACCCAATACGCCAGGCGCGTGCGCTCGCCCATCGGCCGCCCGAACAAGGCCTTGTCCCACTGACAGCGCAACACCTCGGCCGGCGGTTTGTTGCCGATGCCGTGGATATAGATCACCGTGCGCGCCTTGCCCTGCACGCGTGTCAGCATGGTGTCCTGCGCCTGCTGCTGCGGGGCCGTGGCTGCGCGCCGAGGCTTGGCTGCGTCGACACCTGGTGAGCGCTTGCGGGGGACGCTACGTGCCTGCCGCGAACGGGGGGGCTTGCCTGTCGCCATCGCTTCTCTCCTTGATTACCAGACCATTCCGTCCGATAGGACTGAAGCCACTGTAAGCGCCGCACGTCTCACCACTTGTGACAGGGCGCCCCGATCCCTACACTGATCAGGTCAGCGTTTTGATGCTTTCCCCGGGGGTGCACTGGTTTCGACGGGGGTCGCGAAGTCGCTTGGCGCATGCCGAGGGGGCAGCTTTCCTCGTTAATCCAGCAGCAAACTTTTAGTTGCCAACGATGACAACTACGGTTCGGACTTCGCTATCGCCGCTTAATTGGCTTTAGTTGTAGTTCTACAGCCGCCTAAGGCGAACCCCCGAACCTACTTGTGCCCGTGCTCGTAGGTGTAGGGTCATTATCACGGAACCATCGGTAGTGGCTGCCTGTCAGCTACCGGTTAGATAAAGCAGGCTGGTTTCCAGGTGCGCTTTGCCAACCGTGCTGCCTGGGAATGAGATCTAACGGAGGGCTAAGCATGTAGTGCTGGGGATGGAGTGCTTCCGGACGGCGGTTCGATTCCGCCCACCTCCACCAATGAGCGGACCGATGAGGTCCTGGAAAGGCCGGGAACCCCCGTAAAACAAGGGTTCTCGGCCTTTTTCATGTGCGACGCAGTGCGTACGTGAACGTATCAGGCTATGCGACGGTGGGGGCATATTTTGGGGCACCTGCCCCCAACCGCTGACCAGATGCCCCCACTGACTGATCTCGCAATACGCCGCGCCAAACCTGCCGAGAAGACCCAACGCCTGTATGACACCGACGGGCTGTATCTGGAGCTTTCGCCGAAGGGCGGGCGCTGGTTCCGCCTGAAGTATCGATTCGGCGGTAAGGAAAAGCGGCTGGCCATCGGCGTCTACCCAGACGTGCCGCTGGCACTCGCCAGGCAGCGGCGGGACGACGCGCGCCAGCTGCTGGCTCAGGGCATCGACCCGGGCGAGCACAAGAAAGCTGCGGCCGCTGCGCGCGCAGTGCTCGGCGCCAACACCTTCGAGGTGATCGCCAACGAGTGGCTGGAGAAGCGCAATTGGGTGGATGGGTACCGCGTGAAGGTCGTCGGATGGTTCACGAACGACGTGTTCCCGTACATCGGCGCGCGGCCGGCGGCGGAACTGGATGCCCCCGAGTTCCTGGCGGTGGCCAGGCGCATCGAGAAGCGCGGCGCCTTCGAATCGGCGCATCGGATCATGCAGAACTGCGGCCAGGTCATGCGCTACGCCATCGCCACCGGTCGCGCCAGCCGCAACCCAGTAGCTGACCTACGCGGCGCGCTGAAGCCAACGCCCGAGCGCCATCTGCCGGCATTGACCGATCCGGACGAGCTGGGGCCGCTGCTGCGCGCCATGGACGGCTACAAGGGCAGCCACGTCACGCGCTGCGCCCTCGTGCTGGCGCCGCTGCTGTTCGTTCGTCCTGGTGAGCTACGGCAGGCCGAGTGGTCGGAATTCGACATTGAGGCCGCCCGGTGGAACATCCCCGCCGAGAAGATGAAGATGCGGCAGCCGCACGTCGTGCCGCTTTCGCGCCAGGCGCTAACTGTCCTGGCAGACCTGCAGCGGCTCACCGGTGCCGGCCGCTACCTCTTCCCCAGCACCAGGACGAAGCTGCGGCCGATGTCAGACAACGCAGTGAACGCGGCATTGCGCCGCATGGGCTACGAAGTGGGAACTGTGACCGGTCACGGCTTCCGTGCCACGGCGCGTACGATCCTGGACGAGGTGCTGGGCTTCCGGCCAGACATCATTGAGCACCAGCTGGCACATGCAGTGAAGGATCCCAACGGCCGGGCCTACAACCGCACGACACATCTTCCAGAGCGCGTGCGCATGATGCAGCGGTGGGCGGATTACCTTGATTCATTAAAAAAAACTCCTGAGCTACCCACTTCAACTCATTGTTGAGTGTGGTCACCCTGAGCTGCACTAGATGTATTTCCAATCTTGCCTGAGAGCTTCGCCTCAGGAGGAAACAACCCCCTTACCACCACTAAAAATACAGCTATGACATTCACCGTCGCGCCGCTTGTCAGCGTGATTAATGCAGCATCACTTAGAAATTTTTTATCGAAAAAAGCAGCGCCCCCCGTAAAGAGGAACATAGCACACCAAAAAATAACTCCGATATATGCCAAGACCACTGCTCGGGATGCGTATTTTCGCCGCAGTTCCATATCGTGGCGCACGCGATCATTCTGCGCCTGTAGAGCCTTTATCTCCTCGGCTCGTTGCTCGCCGCGATATGAGCGCTCCTCTTCACGCAATCGGTCAAATGCCTCTTGCTGGCGAGTAGAAGCGCCTCCAACCTGACCCGATGCCTCTGCGTCCCGCAGGATCTTATCCGCAACCTTGATTACCTGGCTGTAGACTGATCGTTCCGCACCTTCCATTCGTCCTGGGTCGCCACTATTACTTTCGGCCGTCATAATTAGTCAATTGAGAATTTAGGACGGAAAAAATCTCTCATAGCGCCATCGCTTATGTCGGCATTCCGATACGTCCCATACGCCTTTTCCCATGGCCCACCTGGAGCATGAGACATTTCAGATAGCTGTATTGGCGTTCGATCCTTATATCCATTCCACACAGCCTCAATTAGAGCAAGATCCTCAGGTGACTGAACGGGAGGATATGGAAAGCTTTGTCCAGTGAATGGATTAAACTCCATCTCCAAAGCCGTAATTGGCTGAGCACCATAACTTTTATAAGCATGGTACACCGATGGGAATACTGGCCCATACTGCCAGGCCTCTGGCGCCTCATCTACTAAAGGCCGACCGTACATGCCAAGGCTGTGACCCTGTGCAAAGTACAGAAGCTTTTGCAGCTTCATATTCGAGATGGGCCTACCTTCTCTTATGCCGCGTAGAATAAAATCATTCGCGACACTTAGGACCCTGTTGGTCATGTCGCACTCCAAGTTTGGTGAATTGCTTTTAACATCAAGCGTCTCTCATTCTGCGCGCAGGCTATCACCTTTGCACGACGTTGCCACAACATATGGACAGACGGGGCACTTTCAACTGTGACTACCCCCACTCCTAGCCAGCACCGCAGTGCCGAGGTCTAGCCGCCTCGATCGCAGCAACCTCGGCCCTTAGCCGAACCTCGTGCCGGGCAGCCCACATCTCCACCCCGGCGCGGCCTGCCTCGAAGCTGCTGCAGTCCTTCGTGCGCGCCGTGGTGTCCATATTGAGCAGGTGGTAATTCAGGTAGACGAGCCACTTTCCGTTGTCTACTCGCTGTGTCATGCGGGCTACGCCCGTGCTGCGCAAGGCAAGCATGCGCGGCAGTCCTTCCTGGTGCTGGTGAGCCTCGGTCCAATGAAAACCTTCGGGCAGCATAGTCACGCCGCCAGCCGGTGCTCGTAGAACGGGTGCCGCTTGTCGTCGAAGATCGCCTGCAGCGCCTGAAGGTTGGCCGGATCCGGATTGAGCCACGCGTTGACGTGCTCGGGCCTGATGTTGATGATGGTCCGGTCGTGCCCCACCGCGGCCACCTCGGGCTCCGGCTCGTCGGTGATGGCGGCGAAGCTCAGCAAGTCCGGCTGCTCGCCGGCGGGATCTGTCCAGCGGGACCACAGGCAGGCCACCAGCATTGGCTCGCGGTCGCTCGGTTGGAACTGCACCACGCGGTTCTTGCCGTCCGGCCCTTCCACGTTCTCGTAGAAGCGGCCGACGACCATCAGCCCATGGGTGTAGCCGAACTGCTCGCGCCAGAATCCCTGAAGGCTGTCCCGGCGGGCATTGTAGGTGCCCGGGTATTTCGTGTCGTAGATCGGCGGCTTTCCGGCCGGACGGCACTGGTAGCGCATCGGCTTGATGACGCGCTGACCGCCCTCGGAGATGATCACCGGCGCGTAATAGCCGGGGAAGATGCGGTAATCCCGCGCCTTCGGTTCGGTCCGCTGCAGGTCAGCGATGCGGCCCCTGATCTGCTCGATCTTGGTCGTGGCGATGCGCTGGTCGTTCGCCGCCTTCTTGGTCGGCTTGGCGCTGGCCAGCACTCGCTCTGCATCTGCCAAGCGTCGGGCCTGCTTGAACAGTTCCTGCTCCAGGGCCTGCGTGTCCTCGGCGTCCCATACGGCAAGCTCTGCGGTGATCGCGGCCACGCCGCCCTCCCCGCCCGCGCGAAATGCATCGTCCATCGCCTTTGGGGTCTTGGGCCGCTTCTCCGACTCGCCCTGCCGCAGCCACAGCTTCGAGAACTCCTCGATCGACATGATCGCGCCGAAGTTGCGCACCAGCTTCCGATAGTCGGCCTGGATCTCAGCGGAGTAGCACATGGCGGACCCTCAGCAGTCGCGGTCGCTGTTCTCCAGGCCATGCCAGGCCAGGATCTCATCGAGCCGCCGGGAGACGAATTGGGCATCCTCTCCCGTGACGGCGCCGTCGCCAACGATGTCCGCCATGCCGGCAAACGCTTGCCAGAAGTGGCAACGGTCGGGGCTGTTGGTCAGCAATGACGGGACGGCCGCGTCCAGGTTGTCGAGGTGGGTTCGAAGCTCGGATCTGTCCATGCCTGCAGTATCGGCAGCACCGTCTCAGGGCATGAGACCGGTGGCCGTAGACTGCTGGCATGGACACCACCACCCCCAGCCTTTTCGAACAGCTGCAGCAGCGCCTGGCGGCCACGTCCGAACCGCTGGAAGTCCTCAACCAGTTCGAGGCAGAGCTGCTGTTTGCCTTCCCTGGCGAGGCGGCCGTGATCGTCGAGCTGGTCACATCCTGGGGTCATCGTCTGGGCGTACTCACACACGACGAGCTTGAGGGTTACGTCTGGGGTGCCGGCTGGGCGCTGCTCAGGCGCCCCCGGGTTGAGCGACCAGCGGTCCCGGGTCCGGCAGCTGCATATTGGCAGCGATGTCGGATTTCCGACATCGGCGTGGCCCCCACAGCCGCGTCGGATTTCTCCGACCGCGCGCGGCGTGCAGGCATAGCTCAAATGAACGTTTTTTTGCGTGTGCGGGCCAAGCATCTTGGCGTTGCGCCGAGATGACCTCGCGCCGCCGGCAGCGATCGGCGCAGCACATTCGGAGAACCCAATGCACGCACTGCTGATCACCGCCGCCACGGCGCTTCTTGGCGTCGCCCTTCCTGCCGCCGCCGGCGAACCCAGCCAGTTCGGCCACGCCGCCCAGCTGTATGAGGAGACGTCGGCAACCGGCGAAACGCTGGACGCCTTCGTCACCCGCATCGCGCCGCGCGCCCGCGCTGCATCAGTCAGCGCACGGGCGGTCGTTTGCGGAGAGATCCAGGGCCGCGGCCCCTACACCGTGGCACTCAAGACCGACGGCTATCCCGACGACTGCCGCGTGCCCAAGACCGCCGCGCCGTATGTCCTGGTGAACGGCATCGCCAAGGATGCGCGCGCCGATCATTTCTCGATCGCCAACCGGTTCCGCCCCGGCTACCTGGTCACTCCCTGGAGCATCAAGTTCCAGGACCGTAGCGGCGTCCGCGAGGTTGCGGCCTCCGGCTTCTGATTCGCCTCACGCCGCTGCCGCATCGATGGCGGACAGGCTGGCGGCGATTGCACGGTTGGTTGCCGCCTTAATCAGCTCCTGCAGCTTCCACCCCTGAAGCTGCTGAGTGGTCGCGGCGTCCGGGTAACGGATGCCGTAAGTCGGCGCGATCAGGTCGGCGATCGGTGCCGCCAGCACGCCCAAGGCGGTGCCGCGGTCTTCGACCTGGAACGTAACGGTGCCGGTATCGTTGGTCGGGTTCCAGACGATGGTGATCTGCCGCGCAATCGGGTCAGCATCTGCGTCGGGCGCGGCGACGTTGGAATCGTAGGCGGCGCGCGTGGCCGCCTTGATGCCCAGCAGCAGATGCACGCCGGGTTCGGTCACCGTGTCGCCGGGCACCTTGATCAATTCGCCTGTCGCCGGGTCTGGCTCGGTCGTCGCTGGCGCGGTGATGTCGTAGCTGCGGCCAATCAGGTCGCTGATCTGCACGGTCAGCACGCGCAGGAAGAAACGCTCCAGCGTCTGGGTCCAGCCGTCGGGGTGTGGCTTGGTGGTCATCTGCTCGAGGTGGAACTCGACAGGTCCGTCATTGGTGGCCGGGTCCCACCGGATCTCGATGCGCGGCGAAACGATCCGGGTCTGTGTGCCGAAGGTTGTGTTCTCGTTGATGACCATTTCAGTATCCAGTGACGTCGAGGATGGGAGCGCGCACCCAGGCCTGGCCGTATTGGCCAGGAGCCGGGAATGGGGTGCCATTCGTGCCCGTTTGGGAAAAGTTGCCGGTGTCGATTGCACTGATGCTGGCAACATTGCCGTTGATGTTGACTACTCCCTTGCGCCACACCACGCTCACCAGCCATTGCGGCCCGCCGCCTACGACGCCACCGGCGGCCAGCATGATGTTGCCTGCCGATCCAGCAAGCGCCGCGTATGTGCGACCTGCAGGAAGGGTGATCGACCCGCCTTGATTGGCATTGCCCTGCAGCAGCCCACGCACTTTCATGTACTTGAGGGTCGCATCAAAATGCACCTCATCGGTGTCGGGATTGGTAATCACCAGGTAGTCTCGGCGCCCGAAGTTCGGATAGTCGAAAACCATGGCAGTGAAGCTTCCGCTGGTGGTGAAGCCGGTGAACGTGAAGCTGTTCCCGCTCTGTGTTCGCGTTGCAAGCGCGGCGTTGCTCTCACCCAAGAACGCGAGAACTGGATTGGTGCCGGCAACGGTCAGGCTCCATGTCTTGAGCACGCCACTGCCAGCAGGCGTGATCGTTTGTTTTGACGCCATCGCAAGGTTCTTCCACGTTTCGGATATCACCACGCGGTTCGGACCGGCCTCGAAAATTGCAAAGGCCATCAAAACCTCCCGTAGAACAGGGTGCCGCCGGCGCGGGCGGTATTGCCAGAGTCGGGCGAGCTCCAGCTGATCGCATTGCCGTTGTCGCTCAAGATCGGTAGCAGCGCGTTCCCCGCGCTGCTATCGGCCACGAACCAGTAGTACAGCTGGTTGGCGCTCCCTGTGACCGGCACCGGCACAGACCCATTGCTGCCGCTGGCGATGGCGACAGCACCCATGTGCTGTGTCAGCAGGTCCGAGTCGGGCTGATCGGTCACCTGCAGCAACACGACGCCGGTGTCGGCGTCGTTGATGATCAGAACGTTGGTCATGTCACTCCATACCCGAGAGCAACCACACGGCGGCCGTTGGGCGCGTAGGCGTAGAACTTCCCGCCGACGAACTCGTTACGACCACCACCCGGTGTGGCACCGATGATTTCCACCACGTCAGCAGAGAAAGTGATCTTCCCGATCGTCCCATTGTTAACAGAGCGCATGCCGATGACCTTTCCACCCGCATCCAGCGCCCATGTGTACGATGCGAAATAGCTGGCGACGCCATTCTCGTTGATTGTTGTCCGTGCCTCGAGAGATTGGGTAGCAGACGCCAGCGTGCTCACCGCATTCTCATCGGTATAGGTTGTCGCCGTTGTCCCTGCCTCAAGCTTTGCACGCCTAAATCTCACGGTGCTATTCGTGCCCTCGATGATGTTTCTGACCCTGGCAGTCACCATTCCTGTCCCGCGAGCCAGGGTCACCGCTATACGCTGCCATCCGCCAACAGTAGTTGGGACAGAGGAAACACTTGAACTGCCCAAGTTCTGGCCTTGGGCATTGAAGTAAATCAGTTCAATTCGCGCAGTACCGGTTGAATTGTTGCGGAACACATCGACCGAGTACGTGTAATCGCCTATGGCGGCGGGGCAATCTTGAGACATTGCCGTTCCGCCAGCGACACCGCCGTTGTCCACGAAGTATCCGAACCTGGCTTCATATCCAATCGTCACACCGGCTGGAATTGACCAGCCCAATCCACCTTGTGCCCATGTTGGATTAACCAGCATGTTTGAGTTTGCGTTCGTCTTCGCAGTGACCGCGGTGAGCGCGTTGCTGGTCGCAGTAACTTGGTTGCCCACCTGCTGCACTTGTGAGTTCAGCGCATTGAGCGCTGCTGTCTCCGCTTTGCCTGCCACTACAGCGTTCGTGGCTTCGATACGCTGGCCGAGGGCCTGGTCACCACTTACGCGAGCCTGATCCACGGCAGTCACACTCGCGGAGGTGGCCAGACCTCCATTACCCGATGGCATGCGCACCTCAACGACGCCCACCCTCTGACCCAGTGCATTGTCTCTGAAGGCGCTGGCCTCATTGACTTCAGTCACGAGCGCAGACGTTGCGAGGCCTCCTGAGCCCGCAGGCATCCGCGCCTCCACGACACCCACCCGCTGCCCCAGTGCCTGATCGCCATTTGCTCGCGCCGTCACCTCATCAGCAACAGATGCAGAACTGGCCAGCTGCCCGGCACCCGCAGGCAACCGGGCAATTACACCAGAAAGCCGAGTCACTTCGGCCGCCAGGTTGTTCGCTGTCTGCGTCGCCATGTCGATCGCCGCAGCCATCGCCTCACCGGCGCTCGCGTAATTGCCGACGTTCTGCCAGGTCGATGGGTTGCCTGCCGGCACCACGCCGGAGTTGGGCGCCAGGGCTCGGTATAGCCGCCCGTCGTAGCGTACGAAGTCGCCCTTCGGGTAGGAGCCCGTGGATGTCCAATCATCCGCGTTGACCAGGTCGCCCAAAGCAGCATTCAGCGCGTCCGCGTGTGCGATCGCGTCCTCACGTGCCTTGTTGGCTGCTGCCAGTGCGGCCTCGGCGATCTGCCGGTCGCGTGCCGCAGCCTCCAGGAAGCCCTGCCGGACCTCTTCGGTGGTCTGGTCGATCGCCTGCCTCATTTCCTCCTGCAGCTCGCCCAGGTTCTTGCCGAGCGACTTGGTGACGTACTTGGCCGCCACCGACAGCGTGCCGTTGGTATTGCGCGAGCGGATAGCGAACGTCCACTTACCAGAGGCCGGGATGGGCGAGTCGAACGCACCGGTGTGGTAGCCGCTGTCGCCAACCGGCGTCATGGCATCCCACGCCGGCATCGGCGCGCCCTGCTCCGGCGCCTGGGCATAGCGGACCTCCGCGCCGGCCAGGTTGGCCGACTGGATGGTGTCGTTCCAGAAGCCCCAGGTGTAGCGCCGAATGCCGCCGGAGATCTCCTCCACGTCGAACAGGTCGTAGTTCACCGGCGGTGCGTCGGCGCCGATGGTAGTGAAGATCAGCGAGGCACCGATACCCATCTGCCCCTCCGGGCCGAACGGGCGCACGTTGACCGTGTAGGTGCCGGCGCGCGGGATCCGCCACCGCGCCGTGCGGGTGCGCGTCTGCGCCACTTCCTGCAGCTCGCCGTTGCCGTCTGACGCCGAGGCATAGACCACCGCGTGATCGAAGGGGCCGGTGATATCGAAGGTGGCCACCAGATCCGTCGCCGTGACGTCGCCAGTGGTGATCTGGTCCTCGTTGATTGCCAGGTTGCTGAGGATCGGCCGGGTGGCCAGTGAAGAACCGTTCTCCGGCCGGATGTACTGGCCGGTCTTGACGAAGATCCAGAACTCGGGCCCCTCCGGCACCACGTTGATGTTCGCGCCCTTGAGATCGCTCTCCGGCTGGATCACCACCACGCGCGCGCGCAGGCCCGGCGTGGCCTTGAAGTCGTAGATCCAGATCGTGTCGTGTGCCGGATTGTCCTGCCAGCCACTCTTTACCATCGAATCCGCATAGCCCTCGCCAGGCAGCGGCGCGTCGTCCGGCCATTCCTCGACCAATTGGATGGTGTCGGTTGGTTCGGTGAAGCTGCGCACGCGAAACGTGCGGTAGACCGCTTCGCCAGGGATGCGCAGGCCGATGAAGGCGCTGCGCGCGTCCGGCGGTGGCACCGGCTCGTCCAGCGTCAGCGTGACCGTGCCCAGCAGGGCGCTACGCTCTGCCGCCACAATGCGCCCGCCGAAGCCCCACTGCGTGAGATCGTGCGAGATCGATAGCATCGACATGCGGCGATAGGACAGGTACTGCAGATCCTGGGCGAAGCCGATGTCCTTGTACTGGAACAGGCTCTGCGCGAGGTGGTAGCGCGCCATCTCGGCCGCATGTGCCTCTCGACTGATGCCCTCACCGGTGAGCCGCGCAGGGCTGAGCATATCTTCGACCTTGATGCCAGGCGCCGGCACGCGCAGCATTTCGACCTTCTTGGTCGTGCTGTCGAAGTAGCTGTACTCGATGCCGTCGGCAGAGCTGGCCAGCGTGTAGTCCACGCTGAAGCTGCCCTTTTTCATCTCGGCCATGTTGACCACGCCGGAGAGCGGCTGCTCGTCCGCTGCCCACACCACCGAAAGGCGACCGCCGGCCCAGGTCGTCTGGCCCATGCCAACCAGAGCGATCGCCTGCAGCACCTCGTCGTGGTTGCGCTCTTCGGTGAGCCAGTAGTCGTAGGTGTAACCGTTCGCCTCGCAGTGACCCATGAAGCCCTGCAGCGACTCGATGTCGATCTCCTCGTCACTCTTGCCCATGCCGGCGATGAGCTTGCCGTTCTGGTCGTAATAGCCGCGCACGTACTTGAGGATGTGCGCGCCTGGGTTGCTTGACTCTTCCGCCACCCAGCTGCCATTGCGCCACACCGGGATCGGCGCGGCGATGTGTTCGGCGCGCAGTTCATCGGGCTGACCGTTGATCTGGCCGCTACCCTTCATCAGGATGCCGCTGCGCGCCAGGCCGGCGTAGGTCGCGGTGTCGGCCTGCACGCTACCCATCGTCGACCACTGGAAGTCGTTGCGCTGGGTGTTGTCGCCCTCGTAGTTGCCCTGTCCCAGGATGCGCACGCGCACGTCGTACTGGCCCTTGGCCACATCCGCCGACACCGTGGCGCGCTTGCTGACGTCCAGCTTGTCGCCGGTGAACGTCTGCGTGACCAGCGTGGCCCAGATGCCGGTGCCGGCCGGCGCGTATTGCACCTGCACGGTTTCGGAGACGTTGTAGGTCTTGCCCGAGGTGCCCACGCCGCCCAGCACGTATTCCAGGTTGATCTGGATGCGCACGGTGTCGGCGCTGGTGGTGCGGGTGACGAAGTCGGCCGTATCCGGTAGCTCGCCGCCGTCGGTGGTGTCCACATTGCTGTAAAGCGGGATGGTTTCATCCGGCATCTGGCTATAGCCGGAGTGGTAAACGCTCACGCCCTCATAGCTGGACAGCTGCGTTCCGGCATTGGTGAAGGCGCCCACGCGGCCAACGCCGATGCCCGGCGTGAGCACCATGCCGATGTACTGATCGTCGCCCTCGTAGAAGGTGTAGGGCTTGCTGGCGAAGTCGGGGGCGATCAGCATGCGGCCGAACAGCAGGCCCACCGGCTCATTGGGGCGCAGACGGTTGCGCGGCGCTGCCAGGCTGTAAACCGTGCCGGCGGTACTCGGGCCGGTCGGACTCTCGACCTTCGGACCCAGCACCTTGTTGATCACCAGCGAGCCGGCCACGAAAACCGCAGACGCGGCTAAGCCGCCCCAGGCGCCCGCCACGGCACCGCCCGCACCGGCGATACCGAAGGTGAAATAGGTCAGCGCAACCATCGCCACGATGTACAGCGCGCTTCTGCCGACCGCGCCGCGCACCTCGATGACCTGACCGTCCTTCGGGTAGACGTAGGCCCACAGATGCCGCGGCACAACGCGTCCGCCGATCGACACCGACCAATCACCTTGGTCCAGGTCAATGACATGCCGGTCCAGGAATTCGCACAGGCGCTCGCCCGGCTTCAGGTCCATCGCAATGTGGCGCTGCCCTTCCAGCGTCACTGGATGCGGCGTCAGCACCAGCTGGCCGTTGCTCGCAGGCGTCGTCATCAGACCCATGTGTAATACCCCTCGATGCGTGCGCCGTAATCCGGCAGCTCGCGCGCCCGGTGCAGCCAGCTGCTGCCGAGCGCGCTGGTTGTGTGAAGCACCCAACCCTCATGGGCCAGGTAGAAGAAGACGCCGACGTGTCCGGGACGGCTTTGGCCTTTGTCGAACATCAGCACCAGGTCGCCGTCGACCGGTGCAGCTGTCGGCACCGCGTAGGAGCGCGAGAACTCGCCCAGGGCCGCCTGGCCCGCGGCACCGCGCGGGCGCCGCGCCGGCATCCGCACCTCGCGACCGAACAGCTCCCGCTGCACCTGCACCACAAGGTCTGCGCAGTCGTAGCTGTCGGCGTCGTAGGGGATGTTGAGAAACCGCTCAACCTCGCTGGCACGCATCAGAAAATCCCCGGCAGCGTGTGTGGGTTGGCGCGCAGCTTCACAGCCTGCTGCCGCATGAAGAAGTCCGCGCCGATCTGCGCGGTGATCAGCGGGCCGGCCGCCCGCACCCTCGTCATCGGCAGGTAGAACCGCCGAGCAATGACGTCGGGCTGGGTACGGTCGGTGATAAGGACACGACACATCACCACCTCGTTGGGCTGCACCCGCTCCAGATCGTCAGTGATGCCGCGGCCTACGTTGTCCACCTCGAGTTGTGCCCGAGGTGTTTCGCCAGCGGAGTCGGCGGGAGGCGCAAAGCGGAATGGGTACCCCATGTACGTGTTGCCATTGCTTACCCAATCCTCCGTGTCGTTGGCGATGCGCAACACGGCGCCCATGGATGGCGCCGTCATCTCCAGCAGCTCCAGGGGCCCATCCGGATCCGTCACGCGCTGCCGACGTTCAAGAAAATTGCTCATCGTCGGTACTCCAGAACAGCCTGTCGCGTGCCCTGGGTGAACTCGGCGTTGGCGGCCTGAAGGCGACCGATGGCACCACCCTTGAAGCGCGCCGAGATCTGCTTGCGCGTGCGCGGGTGCACCATGTCGAAGTAGCCCGCGCGTCCGATTTCGTCGAAGTAGAAGTCGTCGAACGCGACCATCGATTCTGCGGTCAGGAACACCAGGGTGACCGGCAGTTCCACCATGACGCGCGTATTGATGATTGCTTGCTTGGCTGGCCCGCGTTCCATCTCGGTGCGCTGCACGGACGGATCTGGCTCTTCGCCGAGATCGGTCGCAAGCAGCCGCACCCCTACGGGGAGACTGGCCATCAGCGCTGCTCCCTAAGTCCGAAGCGAGACTTCGCAGCGACGGCCGTTCGTCCACCGCTTCCCATGTCATCAGCGATGATGTCGACGACGAGTTTCCGTAGCTCTCTGCCGTCAGGCGTCGTTGTCCGCTGCTCTCGCGTCTGCACCTGCCCACCTCCGTAATTGTTGATCTCGATCTTTGTCTCGGAGCTCGCAGAGCTGCCGCCTCCCGAAGCCATCGGCGCTGCCGGCACCACCTGACCGCGGTTACCCGGAATCAGATAGCTGCGGCCTCCCTGCTGGAACAGCTCCGGATCGCCGCCTTCGCCCACCTCGTACAGCGAGCCCGGCGCCACTGGGCCACCGTTGGCGCGGCCGCCGCCGAAGCTCATCCAGCCACCGCCGGCGAAATCTCCTGCGTTGCTGCCGAAGTTGAGGTTGCTGCCGGCGCCTGCCGAAGTACCGGTCCACGATCCACCTGCACCGCCGCCAGTCAGCCCGCCCATGACGGTGCCGAGAAGACCGACCGCTGCCTGCTTCGCGGCATAGCGCGCGAGGTCGGCAATCATCGAGTCCACCAGGCTGCTGAAAGAGAACTTGCCGGTTTGCGCAAACTGCACAAACTGGTCTTCCCACGAGCTCAGGCTGTTGGAGAAGAACGACCCCGCCTGCTCCGATGCGTTCTGCGCGGCGAAGACGTAGTCCTCCCACACGCGGGTGAAGCCGCTGCGCCAATCACCAAGCAACTGCATGCGCTGCTGCTGGTAGCCGCGTTCGATCTCCAGCGAGCGCTCCCTGCTCGCCTCGAGCATCGCGATCTCGTTCTGGTACTCGCCTTGGCTGAGCGGGTTCTGCCCGCGCTGCTCCTTCTCCAGCTTCTCCCGCTCGCGCAAGTACTCCCGCTGGATGTCCAACTGCCGCTGCAGCATCTGCGTGGCGTCAGCGCCGCGGCCGATGCCCATCAGATCGACATCAGACTGCTCCTGCCGCTGCTTCTCCAGCTGCGCCAGCCGCTCGGTCAAAGCTGCCTGCGCCACCAGGTCGCGCTGTGTCTGCTTCGCCTTCTCGGCCTGCGCATCACTCGCCTGTAGCTGCGGGATCATCGCCTGCAGCAGCTGCTTACTCGCCGCCGTCATCGTGTTGGTCTTGTCGGCCAGCAGTTGCCGCGCTTGGATCACCAGGCGGTCGCTGGCCGACACCTTGTCGCCGCTCTCCGCCAGCTGCTGGTTGGCGGTGATCTGCCGCTGCACGCTGGCGATGAAGCTCTGCGCCGCGTTGTCGTCCGTGTTGGCTTTGCCGACGCCTTCCCGTTGGTTGAACTGCTTGTCGATCTGCGCGTTGGATTGCGCAATGAGGCGATCCATCGATCCGTCAAGAAGGCGGCTGTCCGGAGCGAGCTTGTTCCCCTTCTCATCGTATCTATCAACGTCGAGCTTGTTGTACAGCTCAACAATTTTGTTGCGTGCAATCAGTTTGGCCGACTCACGGTCAAGTCCTGCCATACGTGCATTCAATGCCTCGCGTGCTGCGGCTGCGGCCGCGTCCTCTTCTTTTCGGACCGCCAGTAGATCCGCGTTGTACTTGCGCATCGCTTCATCATCCCCGGCGAGCGGGGTCGGCAATCCGTAAGGGTTCTGAGCTTGCTGGGAGAGTTTGTTGAGCTCGTCCCGCAACCCACCCATGAAGGCCAGGCCGGTGCGTGGCCCTGCGCTTGCGATCTTCGCAATCCACGAGTCTTGAAGACCACTGGCCCGGCCCACATCGGTCAGCGCTCCGCCGAAGTTCACCAGAGCGCCCCACGCACCGCTGATTTCGTCTTTCATGGTGCGCCATGCCTGGCTCATACCAGGCATGTGCTGATCTGTCTTGTTTGCCACATCTTCGAGGTGAGAGGCATACAGCACCAACGCCTCGGCTACCGCCTGTTGCTCCTTCCCTTCCTCTTGCAGGGTATAGATGCGCTCAATTTGGCTGCGATTGAGGAAGTTTTCTTTCTCATCAAGCTGCACCAGTGCATCGACCGGCTCTTTGGCGATCCTCTCGAATGCCTCGACGGTCTTGCTCGCTGCCTGCCCCGTGGATGCCTCCATGCGCGCAGCCGCCGCTGCAACCATCGTGAGCTGAGATCCTGCGAACTTGCCCGATGCAGAGACCGCATTGAGGGCATCCACAGCGCCGCCGCGCGTCACACCGGCCAGCTTGTCCAGATCCGACACCAGGCCGCGGAACTGACCGCCGCTGATGTCCGCATTGCGCCCGGTGAGGATCAGGTTCTTCTGGAAGTCGAACAGCTCATCCTGGCTTTGCTTCAGCGCCACCGCCAACGCGACTGCAGCGGCGGCCGACACCGTCATCGGATTGACCATGCCCAGCACGTAGGACGACACGGCCCTGGCGGCCGGGCCGATGCCGCCGAGCTGGTCCTTCAGCTGGCCGCCCTGCTGAATCGCCACCATCCAGATCGGCTGGCCAGCAACGATGCTGGTGACGATGTCCGTCATCTGTGCCGGGATCATCCGCATCGCCGCAGCGGTCTGGCGCGCGGTCATGCCGTACTGCTCGGTGGTGTTCTTCGACTTCAGCAGCGCCTGCCGGCTTGCTTCGATCTGCGCCTGGTATTGCTGCATCACCTGCGGCTTGATCAGGCCCAGGTCGCCGGCTCGCTCCAGCCGCTCCTCCATCTCGGCCAAGCGATTGAGGCCGGCCACAGTGGGATCGATCTGCGCCAATAGGCGCTTCAGGTTGATCTCCTGCGCTTGCGCCGCCGCCGCTGCCTCGCGCGCCTGGTTGGCGGTACGTGCCTCGGCTTCCTGCAGCGCACGTGCGCGCGCCACCATGCGTTCCTGCTCGGTACCGGCGCGCGACATAGCCGCGGCCTGCACGTCGATTCCCGCAGCCGCATCGCGTGCAGCCTCAGCCAATGCGCGATCCGACAGGTTCGTCGTGCGGCCTGCTTCTGCATAGGCCATCGCCTGCTGCGCGACGCTGCGGTAGCGCGCCTCCTGCTCCGCCAGCTGACGCTCCAGCTTCTCCGACGCCGCGGCAGACGCACTCGCATCGGCAGCGGCACTCTTGCCCGCCGCACTGTAGGCCTGCAGTCCAGCCGCCGCGCCGGTGAGACGGCCTTCCATGGCCGCCAACGCCGAGACGATCTCCGCCTGTGCGCGGTTCATGGCCTGCAGCTCGATGATCACGGTGCCAGTACCGACGCCGATGCGCTCCAGCGCGCCGCCCAGTCGGTCGCCCAGCACCACAGCAGAGCGGTCGATCGAGCGCGACATCGACTGGAAGTAGCGCTCCAGCCGATCTGCCGATCCACTGGCCTTGTCGGCTGCGGCCGCGTTCTGGTTGAGCGCCCTGGTGCTTTCGACCAGGCCACTCGAATCGACCTTGTAGCCAAGCTCGGCGATATCCATCAATCAGCTCCAGGTGTTGCCAGGTTCGGGCGGCCGCTCGCGTGCCGCTGCTTGTTCTTCGCGCACGGCACGCAGGTAGGCGTCGTCCATTGCCATGAGCATTTCCACCTCCTGCGGCAGCACGTCGCGGCATGCCAGTTGCTGCCACGCACTCAGCTCGGCGTAGGACAGGGCCTCAGGACCGCTGCGACGGCGGCCGGAGAGCAGCCAGAACCATTCCCAGACGTGCGCGGCTTCTTCCGGCATGTCCACGTCCGGCGTCGGCTGCTCGAAGCGCGCATTGCGCGCGCGTCGCGTTTCGCCCTTGGCGTCCGGCATGTCGTACCGGACGGTCAGATACGTGGCGTCAGATATCCGCGTCTTCAGCGCTGCGAAAAAACTCGGCGCGGTTGCCCAGCTCCACCTCCAGCTGGTCGCCGATCCAAGGCAGCTCCTTCAGCACCTTGCGCAGGGATTCGTCGGTGAGCGATGGCTTGTCGCCGTGGAAGGTGAGGTCGCCCTGCCACTCCCAGCCGCCTACGGACGCCACGAGCATGTCCGTGCGCCCCTGCTCCATCTTGGCGGCGGTGATCTTGCCCTTGCCCTGCAGGCGCTCGTCCAGCGCCTTGCGGCTGGCTGCGCGTACCTTCGGGTGGCTGTCGGGCAGCAGCGTGATGCGCAGGCCCACAGGGACCTCGGTGGCGGGGTGCTTGATGTCGATGACGCGCTCGGCGGCAACGATGGTGGTCAATTCGGTCATGGGTGATCCTTTGCGATCGATCCGGGAGATGAAGCAGGGGAAGCCGGCCGGATCAGATCCGGCTTGTCAGGCGGCCGCCCTATCCCCTGCTGTTCGGTTACGGGGTGACGGGCGCCGGAACCTCGATCGGCTCCTGGTTCAGGGCCAGCGAGTAGACGTGCAGGACGAAGTCCTCATTGCGGCCGCCGGGCGTGCGTGGACCGGCGACCAGGCCGCGCATGTACTCGGTTTCGCCGCTGGGGCGCTCCACCTTGAATGCGTAGGCGCTGGCGACATTCGGCCGACCTGCGGCACGCATGGCGATCTGTCCCGGATCCGCCAGATTGCGAGCCATCTCCACCTCGGGGTCGCCCGCGTTCGAGATGCCCTTCCCCTTCAAGGCCACCGTGGTGTCCCAGGTGTCGTAGGTGACGATGTTGGTATTCAGGCCGCGCTCGCCGACGCTGCCGACCTTGGCGACCGGGACGTAGACCAGAGCCTTGAACTGGGCCTCGGTCAGGTCGTTGTCCTGCGGCGTGACGCAGATGTAGAGCTTGGAACCACTGTTGGTTTGTGCCTCAGCCATTGCTGATATCTCCTCGCGTTGGGCATAAAAAAACCCGCCACGGGGCGGGGTTGGGGAAACGAAAAGGCCCACACAATGGCGGGCCTCGGCTCAGGGTGGAGGCGGCACGGTTCGAACGTGCGCTGATCGCAGGCGTTTAACCCACGTCATCCGGCGCATGGATAGCGCCATTGGGGTGAACCATCTCCCCTACGGCCTCCGTAGCTGCACTGTAGCGCGAACAATTAGCTGTCAAAGCCGCGCCACATGATGGTGACCGGGTGCATGTGCCGCTCCGGGTCTTGGATGATGGTTGAGGTCCAGGGCATGCGGTACACGCGCATGCCGGCGAAGGTCGTGCCCTTGGCGAAGGCGGCGATGATCTGATCGGTGATGCGCGTGCCGACCATGATCCCGCCGCCGGGGCGGTAGCACGCTGACAGCTGGCCGAAGCCCTGCAGCAGCGATGGACCATCGTCGCCCATGCCGTAGTTCTGCGTTTCGTTCGGGAACCACTGCAGCTCCAGCCATGCGCCATCCGTCGGCGGGGTGAAGGCCAGGCCCGGGTAGGAGCACGGCAGGCCCTGCGCCGCGGCGAAGGTGCTGACCAGGCCTGCGAAGGCGTCGTAAATCGCGGTGTCGCTCATGGGATGCGTGCCTTCACCTTCGCGGTGACCTCATTGACGATGAAGTCCCAGTTCTGCGTGGCGGCACGCATGAAGCCCTTGCCCGCCTGCTCGTACTGGCGGCCCAGGCTGTCCTTGCCGCTGAAGCCGTGTTCCATGCGCAGCGCATAGGCTGCAGTCCAGCCAGCCCATACCGTCTGCCCTAACTCCAGCTTCGAGAACACCAGGGCAGGATCGCCGTTCACCGGAGCAGAGTAAGTCGCGCCCTTCTCCGGCTTGGACTTTCCGCTTGGCATGCCGTCTATCGATGCAGCACGCGAGTTCACAAGGAAACCGACATCGCGCGGCATTTTCCCGCCTTCGCCCTCCTGCTTACTGGCGTCATCCATCACCTGCTGCGCCGACTCTCGGAAGATGACCTCCTGTCGCATTTTGGCCTTCTCAGTGAAGGCCCTTACCTGGTCACCGAACTTGTTTGCCACGTAACGCCTCCGCAATCATGTCGATCCGGTATTCCTTGGTGCAGCGGCAGCCGATGATCTCTTCAGGGCCGGCACCGAGGCTCGTGTCGCAAGGGTGGTTGAGTAATGCGCCACTCGGCGTTTGGAACGGCTCGCCGAAGGCCCTTTTCTGCCCGGCAATGGCTTGGTGGCTATGCCGCGTGCGTCTGTCCGCCGTCGCTGACCAGGTGCCGATGACGTTTTCCGCTGCCAGCGCGCCCGATTCGATCTGCTGGCGATACGCCTCCTCCCGGCCAGCGCTCATGCTGCCGATCGACTCGGTGCGCGCGATCATCTCGCCGCGCAGCTGCAGCAGCCGGTCGGCATAGCGGCCAGCGATCTTGTCGATGTCGGCCTGCGATACTGGCTTGCCGGCGGCGATGGCGCGCTTGACGATCCCGTCCAGGCGCTTGTCGCGGCGCTTCCGGCCGAAATACTTCACCATTTCCCTCGGGTCACCGCTGGCCAGCTCGCCGCGCATGCTCTGCACGAACTGGCCCTGCTGCGCTGTCAGCCCCAGCACGCCACCGGTACGCCGGCCTGTGTCGCCCACCCGCCCCACGATGTCCAGCGCGCTCTGGCGTGGATTGCGGCCGGCGACCATCCCGCTCTCCAGCACGTTACGGATCAGCGTGCGCTGGTCGTTGACGATGCCGGTAATGAGGTTGCTGGACTTGTCGCGCAGCCATGCCTCGGCGGTCGCATTGCGCAGGTCGAAGGTAGGGCGCAGCGCGGGCGAGCGCACATCCTGCCGTGGCCTGTAGTTGCCGGTGATGATCGGGTCGAGGCTGAGGCGCATCTTCGGCATCTCCGAGACGCCCTGCTGCCCTCCTGCCGCGTAGGCGTTGCGCAGTGCTTCACCCAGATCCGCAAAGCGCGGCTCGTCCATCCCCAGGACAGTGAGCACGTCGTCGATGCGCCCGGCCTGCAGCAGGTCTGCGATGAGCTGCACGCCTGCCTGATTGGTCACCTCCGAGATTGCCCTAAGGAATGCGCGCGCGATCGCCGGCTCGAGCTTCGCCGCCAGCTGTTCGAGTTGGCGGGAAGTCGTTGCGGCCATCAGCGTCTCGCGTGGAATTCGTAGAGCAGCACCTGCCCGCCAGGGGACAGCGGCTGCAGGTCAATAAAGGTAAACAGATCGTTACCCAGCACGATGCGGTCGCTCAGGGTCGGCACGGTATCGATCGCGGTGCTGATCAGCCCCAGCTTGTCGCCCTTGAGCACCAGGGTGGCGTCCCGATTGGTGAGGCTGTATTCCAGCTCCACCACCTTGCAGTCGTGCCGAGTGGCTGGGCCGGGCTGCGGGTTGTGTGGCGGTCCTGTCGGGGCGCCTGCGCGCTGGAGTTGCGCCGCATAGCCAAACTCTTCGATCAGCTCCTCCGCTACAGCCTGCATCTCGTCGTAGAACTGGCTCATACGACCATCACCGCCGGGCCCATGTATGAGGTTCGCAGCAGCGGCCCGAGGATCTCATCGATCGCCGTGACCACTGGACGGTTCGGCACGCCGCCATCGGCGCCCTTCTCGCTATACGCCACCTCGATGGGGCCGACCTTCTTCCGGATCGCCTGAGCGCTCGCGACGAAATCGGGGGACAGGCTCCCCGGCCTGGCCAGCTCCCGCAGTGCCGCCTCATACGTTGCCCGCTCCACCTCGCCCGGGATCTCCTCCGGACCGATGAGCGCGCCTGCGTTGTCGGTTGCACCGGTGCGGGGCCACTCGTTGGGCTGGCCCCGCCCTGCGGTACGCACGCCAGGGAACAGGGACTGCCACCGGCCCGACGCGAGCAGCACCCGGTACCGGCCGTCGATGTAGTCGGTCCCGCGCACGAGGGCTGCCGTGCGTGCCGCCTCGCTGCCTGCGGCCCAGGCGGTGTTCCCCCGGGCCAGGTGATAGTCGTCTGCTCCTGCCAGCGTGCCGTACATTCTCAGCTCCCGGTCTTGGTCTTCTCGTGGTCGTCCAGCGCGGCCTGCAGCTTGTCAACGCCCCAGCGCTTGTCGTGCTTGATGCCGCCGGCTTCCAGCTTGGCGATGAGGTCGACCTTCCGCTGATCGGCTGCGGTCTGCGCATCGATCACTGCCTGGGCCGCTGCCGCGGCGTCGGCCTTCAGCGTGTCGAGCGATGCGCTGATGCGTGCCTCGCGATCGGCTTCGCCCAACGAGTTCCAGTCCTCCAGGGTCAGGGCCGAGGCCTTGAAGGCGTGCTGCACCACGTCGTCGCGGGTGACGCTGTCGCCGCCCTCGATCAGCAGGATGCTCTCGGGCAGGTTGAAGGTGCCCAGCAGGAACGGCTCGGTGTCGTCCTTCGATTCGCTCAGCACGTTGGCGGCGAGCCAGGCCTGCACCACGGCGTTCTTCTTGATTGTCGGCCAGTTCGGGACGGTGGCCGGCGAACCCGGTACCAGGGTGGTGCCGTCCGGCAGAGAGAGCGGCGATGTGTGGTTGTTGCTGATCTGCATTTGGGTGCTCCGGTGTGGCCCCGGCGGTGAAGCCCGGGGCCGTGATGGATCAGATGCCGTCGACGTAGACGACCTGCTTGGGGAGGCGCACGTCCAGGCCGCCCAGGCGCATCACGCCCGGCACATCCCAGCGCAGCGGGCCGCTCTGGTACACCGGCAGGAAGCGGTGCGGCATCGGTATGTGCAGCTTCAGCACGTTGGCGTCGTAGCGGTACGCGACCATGCGCGCCACATTGCCGACACCGGCGTTATCCAGGCCGCGCAGGCCGCGCACGTCCAGCGGCTGCCGCGTGGTTGCCGTGTATACGTTGTTGGCAAGGAAGTACTGCAGCACGGTGAGGTCGCTGTACTCGCTCATCTTCTTCGTGGAGATGAGCATGTACTTCGACCACGGCAGCAGCAGACGGTCAGCGATGGCGGTGGTGTTGGTGCCATTGAAGACGTTGATCAGCGCCGCGTTCATGTCGCCGACGATCTCGTCGGACGTGGCGGCACCGGGCGCCTGCAGGGTGCCCCAAGCACCGGTGGGGGCTGCAACCGGGGTCACGCCGGCGGCGTTGAACAGGCCGCTGAAACCCTTGCTCGCGTCGCCGAGCAGCGCCACGCGATCGACCATCTCCTCCGAGGCACGGCGCGCGGCGGCGGCGTCCTCGTTGGGCAGGTTGATGCCGAGCAGCTGCGCACGGCCGACTTCTTCCCAGCCGTAGCCATAGCCGATACCGGCAGTCTGCACGCCGGTCTGGAACTGCGAGCGGTTGGTGCCGGCCTTCGGGATGTCGTCGGCGTTGCCGTTGATCCAGTCAGCCTTGCCGTACTGGTCCTGCGAGTAGTAGGTGACCGACGTGGCGAACTCGCTGCCGGAGGTGTCGACCGGGATCAGGTCGCGGTACTGGATGTCCGGATAGACGGTCCGGTACACGCCGGGTTCGATGATCGTGGTCTGCGAGACCACGAAGCCCATGACTACCTGGGCGTCGAAAAGTGGATGTGCACGCATGTGGCTGGGCTCCTTAGCCGAGGCGGACGACGGCCAACTGGGCTGCCGCGGTGGTGCTGGTGTCCCAGCGGGCGCCGGTGATGGCGGTGTTGTTGGTGGCGACGTTGGTGAACACGCCGGCTGCGGTGAGGTACACCGGATCGCCAGCAGCGACGGCGACGGAAGCGGTCACCCAGATGTCGCCCTTGGTGATGACGCGCGCCGATGCGCGCTGCGGGAACAGGTCCAGGCCAGTGGCCGAGCGATCCAGCAGCGTGATGCCGACGAACTTCAGGTTGGCGCCGCCGAACGTGACGATGCCCTTGTCCGCCGCGCCCTGCGCTACGGCCAGGCCGAACGCGAGGCCGGCGACGTCCTCGACGGTGCGGGAGATGACGGTGGACGGGATCATCGTGGCCTGCATGCCGCGTACGGCTGCAGGCTGGATGTCCGGATAGTTGGTTTGCAGTGCCATGGCTTAGGCCCCCTGGTTCTTGGTGCGGTAATCGAGGCCGGCGACGGACGCGGCGTAGCCGTTGTCCTGCACGACGGTGCGGTGTGCGGCGCCATCGCTCAGTGCGCGCGCGACCGGATCGAACGGCTTGACGCCGTCGGCAAGGATGTCGAAGCGAGCCTCGATGTAGGCGTCGCCCTTGCCGGTGATAGCGGCGTCGCCGAGCTTGCCGATGACGGCCGCCTTACGAACGTCCGCATCGCTCTTGCCGCGATAGTCGGTGTCGTGGATCGCCTTGGCCGTGGCCAGCAGGTCGCCACGCGCCTGCACGCGCGCATCCAGGGCAGCGGCGTCCAACACCTTGCCCTTCAGGTCGTCGATGGCGGCGTCGCGCTTGGCGATCTCGGCATCCTTCAGCGCCAGGGCTGCGGTGTGCTCGGTCGCCTGGCGCGCGGCAACTGCGTTGGAGTCGGAGAGCTGGCGCTGCAGCTTGTCGATGGCGATGGCGCTGGCGTCGGTGCACTCGACCGGCAGCCCATCGACCATGACGGTCCTGGTCTTGGTGTCGCTCATGGTGTGGTTCCTCGTTGGGTTGACGGCGCTGTAATCCGGATCACCGGGGGCACGCCCATCCCCGATGCGAAACTGAGAGCCAGCCCGGCCGCGGCGGACCAGGGCCAGATGGTTGTTGCGGATGTGTCGCTGCACGGCGTCGTAGTGCTCGCCTTCCGGAGTGGTCCCGGCCGTCCAGTCAATCTCGGCTGAGTAGCCCTGCGACAACTCGCGCTTGCCGGCCTCGTAATCGGCAATGGCCTGTTGGTCCATCAAGACCAACGGCACGCGCACGCGCGTCTGGTCGTGAGCTACTTCGTCGCCTGTCTGGCCGACGGCGTACTTTTTCCAGTTGTCGGCGTTGACCTGTTCCGGCGGGTGGTCGTTGGTCATGGGCCGGTGCGCATAGCTGCGCAACGTCTCATCAGAGAACACCTCGTCCGGCGGCCGATACAGTCGAACCACCTCTAAATCCGGCCTGCCCAATTCACTGCCCAGGTAATCCTGGATGCCAGTGCGCGCAACGAATGCTTCGGCCACGAGGTAGCCGTCCGCGGTGCGGCGGGGCGCCGACACCGAGACTCGATCAGTCAGAAACATGGATTACTCCTCGTTGACGTCCGGCTGCGTGGACTGGCCAGCAGCAGCTAGCGCCGCACGCTCGTCGTCTTCCTGGTCTTCCTGCCAGTCAGGGTTCGCCTTGGTGAAGTCGTCCATCGCCGATTCCAGGCCAGGCGCTACGCCCGCCTCGGTCAGCATGTTCACCGCCACCTCGGCCAGCACCTCGTCGGGAATGAGCTTGGTGTCGGCGAGGGTCTTGATCGTGTCGGCCGTGGTCTTGCCGTTGGTGGCGCGCTCGGTGTCGCTGGTCTGCCACAGGCTGCGCCAGCTGTAGAACACGTCCTTCGGCCGGCTGCCGAGCGCCGAGTAGATCAAGCATTCATCCAGCACCGACATGGCCGGCGTGTAGATCAGCTCCTGACCAGACTTAATGCGGTCGTAGTAGTTCCGGATGTCGTTGTCGCCGGTGCTGTTCAAACCACCGGGCGACTGGCCCAGCAGACGCGTCAACGGGATATCCGCCGCGCCCGACACCTGCTGCAGGAACGCGAGCATCACATCGACCAACCCGCCGAAGGTCGCCGACTTCTGCGTGTACGTCTCCTCCCCATCCAGCACCAGCATGCCGTTGATGCCCTTGGCCATCGCCGCGAGCTGCAGGCGTTGAAGCAGCTGCGCCTCATACGCAGGATCTGCCAGCTGCGACATGAGATTCGGGATGTTCAGCACATCGACCTTCGCCTCGAACACCAGGCTGTCGATGTTGGCGCTCGTGTTGTCTGCCCGCCTTACCGAGTCGCTCACCGCCATCAGTACCGAGTCGCCCCAGCCATCACCGTGATCGATATCCGGATCCGGCCGATGGGCACCGTGCAGGATGACCAGCCGCGAGGGATGAATCTCGACCTGGCCGGCTCGTGCCGAGGTGAGCGTGTAGAACGCAGGACGGCCGAAGCTGGGCGACTCGGCGTCCCGATCCAGCTCGCCTGCGGTCAGGATGCGCTTGGTCAGCACGTTGAGGTGCTTGATGCCCTCCTTCCTCAAGCGCGCCGGGTCCAGGGGCTTGCTGACATCCGAGTCGCCGGTACCGATGTAGATCGCTGCGCCACCGAACAGCCGCGCCTTGGTGTGCGCCTCCAGCAGCTTCACCTGCAGGCCAAGGCGCTTCTCCTCCGCCTCGAGGGCGCTGATCTGAGTCTGATCGGCATTCCACGTCCGCCAGTTGCGGCAGCCATCGAGCGCAGGGATGTCGATGATCTTGCGAGCGAGCCACGTGCCGCGGTAGGCGTTGCTGGCATCCAAATCACTCAGCGGTGCGAGCGCGTAATGGCTGTGCACCGCCTTGTCGCGTGCAGTGCCAAGGTTGGCCACGAGATTGACCAGCCCGTCCTTCAATTGTGCGAGCTTGCCCATCAGAGTGCGTTTCCAAGGTTGTAGGTGCTGCCGGTGACCAGCTCAGCGAACGCGCCAGAGAGCGCGTCCACCTGGTCGTCGTGTTTGGCGTTGGGGAACTCGGCGATCTCGTCGAGGAAGGCGGCCACCCAGGGGCCATTCACCAGCTTGATGTTCCCGGCCTCGGCCTGTGCTTCCACCGGCGTCGCTCGGACCTCCTTCGACCCGGATTCGAGCGCCGCCTTGATGTCCCAGCCCGCCAGCAGCTTGATCTGGTGCGCGGCATTGGACTTGCCGGCCGCGCCGGGATCCTGCGGGATGCGCACCTTGATCGTCCGACCGTCCTGCCGCGCCGTGTTCGTCAGCATCCGCTCCACGCCGGCGGGCGACACCTGGTCGCGGACGACATCGAGCACGTAGTAGATGCCGGCGACCTCCCCCAGCAGCAGGCCGACCGTGTAGTCCGGGTCGCTACTGGTCTTCTCCTTCGGATCAGTCGCCGCGAAGTCCCAGCGCCGAACCTTGCGCGCCGCCGAGATAGCCGGCGCTGCTTCCACAACCTCGAACCATTCGCGCTTGAACGTGCCGCCATCGCGCGGCGTCGGCCGCTGCTGGTACTGGCCGGCATATGCGTAGCTGCCTTTTGCGCGCTTCAGTCGATCGACCTCGGCGCGCGGGAAGCGCTCCGGAAAAAGCAGCTCGCCGTCCTGCGTGCGCGGATCCTCGAAGAACAGCTCGCCGTCGATGTACGTGCGGCACGGGCCGCCCGTCTTCTTGCCGTCCTTGTCTATCCGCTCCTCCTCAAACTCCATCGGGAGGTTGAGGTGGACGAAGCCCAGATCCAGCTCCATCGCCACCGCGGCAATGTCCTGCTGGTGCAGGCGCTGCATGATGATGACCATGGCCGACGACGTGATGTCGTTGAGGCGGTCGGTGATGCCCTCGCGGAAAATGCGGACTGCGGTCTTGCGCTCGGCGTCGCTCTCGGCGGTTTCGGTCGAGTGGGGATCGTCGACCTTCACCCGGTCGCCGCGGCCGCCGGTCATTGAGCTGAAGGGGCGAGCCTCGCTGAAGCCGTTGCCGGTGTTCTCGAACTTGCCCTTGGCGTTCTGGTCACCGCGCAGCTTCATCGGCCAGGCGGCCTGGTACTGAGCGCTGTCGATGAGGCGCCGCAGCTTGAGGTTGTCGCGCAGGACGTTCGGCTGGCTGTAGGAGGTGGCCAGCGTCTGCAAGTCCGGGCGGCCGCATGGCCCCCATTCCCACGCCGTCCAGAACACCAGCACCAGCGACTTCATCATGCCCGGCGGCACGGTGATCAGCAGGAACTGGATGCGCCCTTCGGTGACCGCCTCCAGATGCTGGCACATCGCCCGCAGCGCCCAACCTATCTTGAGCGGCCTGGTCGGCTCCAGCACCCGCCAGTGCTCGCGGATGAAACCCTCCAGCGACTGCGAGCGCGCCCTGATCCCTTCGACATCCTCGGCAATGCGCTGGCGTTCTCGCTCAGCCGCCCGCCTGGCCCTCTCCGCTCGGATCTCCGCCAGCGTCGGCAAGCGGACCGAGGATCTGTTCAAGGCGGTCGAGTTCATCGTCAGTGATCTTGCTCAGGTCGTAGGTGCCGATCGCCCCGGTGTGATGCCGCTTCTCGACCAACAGGCCGGCGAGCTTGCCCTTGCCCATGGTCGCGGTAACCGCGGCGCTTGGCTGCTTCTCCTTCAGCGCCATGCGGCGCGCCTGCTCAAGCTCAGCCATCAGGCTGTCGACGGTCACCTCGGCCTTGGCGGCCACGCGCTTCTGCCCCGCGCGTACAGCTGCAGCGACCGCAGGAAGCTTCAGCAACCGCGAACCCTGTTGCTTGGCGGTCTTCTCGCTGTACCCGGTGCGGATGGCCGCCTGGGCTGCGTTCTGGTCTTTCAGGTACTCAGCGACGAAACGCTCGATCTTGGGTGTCAACCTGGCCGACGCGCGCCCTTTGGGCTTGGGAGTCTTGTTAGGCATGGGTGCGGCCCTCCGGGTGGGGCCGATGGTTGGGTGGGAAATGGCGGAAGTGGAGCAATCGAGAACGGCGCAGCAATCAGCGCCGGGCGGAAATTGTGGGCATGGATCACCGCTGACCGACCGCCCAAAGTTGCCCCGCTGCATTTCGGTACACGTACAACAGAGAAATCGTTCTCCGTTCGCAGCAACCACTTACTCAAGGAGCAACATGGCAACTATCGAAACAATCCTTATCAACGTGGCCGCCCAGGTCATTGCTCAACTTGTCGGGGCGCTGCTCCGCCGCTGGCGAAGAGATCTGGACCGCCCCTGTCAGCGGCGACTACGGCTTGGCAGGCGCGGAGCTGGTCATCGGCATCTCTGCCGATTCGAACAATTCGCCCCGCAAACTCTTCTCGGCGCTGGGTTGCCGCATCACGTTCGAGGGTGCCGGCAGAGGCTTCGGACAGACGCTGGGTTTCACAGCTGGCCCACCCGTCCCGCAGCTTGAGAGCACCGCTGCGCAGGTCAGCCACAACAGCGTCAGGGACAGCCTTGGCCGTCTCGCGGTCTTGCTCATGCTTCTCTCCAATGCTGGATAGGGTCTCGGCCTGCTGGTGCTCGGTGGCGCGTGCTGCCTGCTCGCCGGCCAGCGCACCCAGCGCAGCGCCTGCCTTCTGCTGGCTGGTGGCCGCCTCGGCCTTATCACCGCGCCAGGCCCAGCCGGCACCGACCATGGCGGCCGACCACACGAGCGCGGCGATGATGGCGACCGCCACGCGGTTCACGGTGCTCTCTCCGATACCGCCATGGTCACCTCCGCACCGCACAGCGGACAGGCGATCTTGAAGTAGTCGCCCTCGCGCTGGTCGGGCTGGCGAATTGCCTCGTTGGTGTTCCATTCGAACTCGGTGCCGCAGGTGCGGCAGGTGCTCTCGTGCGTGTCCCCGACCGACGGGTGACGGCCCTGCTTGATGATGCGCATGGTCAGATCCTTGCGTTGGTGTAGGAGATCCAGAGCCAGGCCAGCACGGCCAGCAGCACGCCGCACAGCGCGGTGATCAGCCAGCCGGGTGGATCGTGTGGAGGCGGCAAGCCGCGGTCCCAGTGGTCGGCCATGTCAGGAGCCAGCCTCTCGCTGCGCGCGGTAGTAGTAGCCACCGATGGCACCCATCAACGGCCCCAGATTCCCCAGGAGCAGCATCAGCACGTCCTTATTGCCCGCCGGGATCTCGGAGTTGACGAGCACCGCGATGGCCAAGCCGTAGAGCAGGAACACGATCAGGGCGATGCCGAGTCGTGCTGTGCCCATGTTTCGGCTGATGAAGGTCATGGCGTGACCGCCGATGCTCCCATGACCAGGCGCATGACCAGGCGCGACACTGCGCGCTTATCGCGCTCGGTGGCATCGCTGAACATCTCCCAGCGGAACTCCTGGATCACCGAGCCGAACTCAAGCCAGTCGCCCTTGCGTGCCGCTGCCCACAGGTCGGCGCTGTCGCGCACCACCGTGGCACCGATGATGTCGGCGATGGCGATGATGTACGGCAGCGAGCCGCGCATTTCCGGGTGCACCGCCAGCAGCTCGAAGAATCGACCGCGCAATGTCTCCTGGGCTTCCATGACGTCCTCGGTCAGCTCCAGGGTGGCGGCGCGCTCACTCTGCTCACGGGTTTCGATCGCCCGGCCGTAGCCCAGACGCAGTACGTGCCGGCTGTCGCGACGTGGGCGGGTTGTCCGGCCCCAGCATTCCTGCAGCAGCAGCACGGCCTCGTTGAGCGATTCGCGCTCTGCGGTCAGCAGGGCTTCGTCGTCCAGGTCCGGCATCGTCATGCGCTCCCAACCTTGCCGCCGGCCTTCTTGTACGCAGCGATGAGCTTCTCGATCGCGTGCTCGGGCTGGCCGTAGCCGGCACCCGGTAGGCTGGCCCACAGGTTGCGCACCTTCGCCACCGCTTCCACGAAGCGACCGGCCTGGATGTCGGCGATCGCACGCCGTTCCTTGATCAGCTGCAGCGCCCACCGGTCCTGCGAGAGCGGGCCGAAGTCCGGCAGCCTCAGCAGGTCGCGGTAGTGCGCGTAATCCTTGAGCATGAACTGGTAGCGGCCAGACGCGTTGCTGGTCAGCCCCTTCGCGTTGATCACCTTCGACCTGCGGCCGCCGGCGAAGGGATGGCGGGAGTAGTCAGTGAAGACCTCCGGCTTGCGATCGGCACCGGTGACGATGACGTCATACCCATCGTTTTTCGTGGCCGAGCTGGTGGAGGTGCCCTCCGAATGCGCAAGCATGTCCAGGAAAGCCACGACGTTGCGGCCACCGGCTTGTTCGGGCGTGATGACCGCCATTGCTGCCTCCAAACAAAAAGCCCCGCCGGCTGGCAGGGCTGGAGCCGCGCGTGGGCGGCGGAATTAGGTGCCGGTTACGGTTCCGGCGCTGCATGCGCAGCCGTCTCCCGGGCGTCTCTCGACGAGCCGGAGGTGCCGCGACCGGGAACTCCCAGTCCAAGCGGCGATAGGTGCCCGCCCCGCTGCCGGCTAGGCACGAGGGTTGATCCGGTCTGGGATGCGGGCATTGAAAAACGGCGAGCACCGCCGCGGTGGTCCTGTCCCTTCAGCAGGTCCGCTGCGCCGCGCTGGTCCCGCCCAGCTGGGCAGATCGCGGCAGTGCTCTCCGATAGGTACCCACCGCCACCGGCGGATGGCTGGGCGGCGTCATGTCGCCGGCCCGTGCGCGATCCCGGCGCGCAGCGCCTCGCTTCTCGACGAGGACCTGCCACGCCGGCAGCGGTCGGTATTTGGAGACCTGAAACGCAAAAACCCGGCGCTGGGCCGGGTTTCAGAGGGAACTTTTGACAGTTGCAGAATTAGGGCATTTGATTGTGCAACTTGTCAACCCTTCTGTCTTTCGAGCAACAAGCGATCTGCAGCCTCCTTCCTCTTGTCCTCTTCCTGCACGGCCTCTCCGACCGCTTTCAAAATAGTCTTGAACTGATCCCCTATCCAATCGCCCCGTTGCGCGCCACTTGTGTTCCCGATACTTGCGATTAGAAGGTCACGTGCAATTTCCGCATTGCTTGCCATTACAAATCCTTCAGGTCAGGCGGCCATCCTGCCGCCTATGAAGTCTATCCCGCGCTGAAGCTCTCGACGGTACTGCCAAACCGAAACAGACCCACCGTACTGCTTAGCCACCATCCGGGCTTTTATTGCCTGGCTCGTCGCCACAGTGAACTCCGTTCGGACCACCAGCACGCGCAGCGGGAATTGCCTGGACATCGAGGCCAGGGCGCGATCGATCCATCGCAGGTCGTCGGGGATACCGATATCGATGGCGACCTCAGGATTGTCGTGTGGCCGGTCGGCGTCGTTCCTTGCCCGGATCGGGTCGACCGCCCAGGACGGGATTTCACCCAGCCCTTTTAAGCCAGCCTGCTCGGCCATGAAGCGCCGGCGCTGGCGACCGTCTCGCTCGACCAGCTCGCAAAAGGCCTGCTCCACTGTCTTCGGCGCATAGTCCTTGGCGTTTTCGAGCACGTGCCGGCTGCGGTCGGCGCGGCTGAGGGTGTAGCGGTTTGCGTGGGCGTATCCCCAACGGCGCAGCTCATCGAGCAGCGGATCCTCATTACGCCGCATGGCAAAATTCCTCCAACGTTTCATCATCCAGCCTGAACTGCGGCAGCCTGCCGTCGTCCTGGCACATCCCCATCTGCCGGCTCTCGTTGCCCTTGCAGTGCACGATCCCCAGCGTGTGGTCGCGGCAGCTGCAGAAGGCGCACAGGCCGCGCTTGCGCACCGCCGCGCTGTAGCGCTTGCGCAGCAGCTTTTCGTAATACGCCTCCGGCCGGCTCAGGTTGGTCGGGTTGAGCGTCATGCAGCCAGGGCTCCTGGCTGCGTCTTCTTCTCGTGCCACAGCGCCAGCAGCAGGGCTTCGGCGCGGCCGTCGTCCTTCTTGCGCTGCAGCTGCGCCGCGGCAGACGGGAACCGGCGGATAGCCAGCTGCCGCGATGCGTCCTTGTTCTGACCGATCAGCCCGAAATGGCGCTTCCAGCTCTGCGGCTCGGCCAGGCTGAAGGGGATGCCCATCACCTCGAGCACCGCCTTCGCCTTGGCGTAGCTCTCGCCGAAGTTCATCGACGACTGCGCGCCGGCCTGACGTCCGTCCTTCGGCGGCATCGCGCGCACCCGCTCCACGCAGCCGGCGAACACCGCGCCGGGATGCTGGCTGCGGATCTCGCGGATGAACACCGCGATCGCACGCGCATCCACTTCCTGCTTCTTGCCAACCGTCATCGTCGGCATGTCGAGGATCGGGCCAGCCTCACCATCGAGCAGCGCGGCAACGGCGCCGGACATGCCGGGGTCAATCCCGAACACCACGCGCAGCGTCATCGTGCACCTGCCTTCAGCGCATAGGCCTGCTGCGCCCGCTCGCGTGTGCTTGCGATCGCCTTCTTCTTGCCGGCGGCGACACGCCGCTCCACCTCGGCAATCGTCTCGGCGCCGTCGCGGATTGCGTCCAGGCAGCGCGCATAAGCCGGATACGCTCGCGAGAACTCGGCGGCGCTGGCGAACACCTTGCCCTCGAATCGGATAGGGGTCGCCGTCATGCTTGCTTCTCCAGCTCGGCCAGCAGTGCGTCGGCCTGCTTCACAGCGTCATGCGCAATCCACTGGCTGACCTTCATGTCGTTCACGGCTGCGTGCCGCGCCAACCGGTTGTAGCCGTCCTCGCTCTGGATGCTGCCGACGATCCCCTGCATTGCCGCCTTGGCGAACTCCTCGCGCTTTGTCAGACGCTCCACGCGCTGATCGCCGTTCGAGATCAGCTTCGCTGATTGCTGGATGCTCATGCCGCACTCCTGAGTTGCATCGACAAAGGAAGCAAGAAGGTGATCTCGTAGTGCCCGTTGGTCAGCGGTCCGACAAGGAAGCCACCATCGGGATGTGGATCCCAGTCGTACCCGCCACCGCATGCGACGACCGTGTGGTTCGTGCCGCGAGGACTCATCCCCCCGAGCAGGTATCGAATGCCTGGATTGCGCGATTGCATGTAGGCGAAAACGCCCTCCACTCCGTTATCCGGGCCGAAGGAGACATCCACAGAACAAAGGCCGTGTGTTTCCAGGAATTCCGCCACGGCAGCCTCCCAGTCGTACCCCGGCTGTGTAGCGGCAAGTTGTGCGAAGTGAGGCACCTGCCACGGCTCCAAGTCCATCAAGCAGGCGATAGCCGTGCGGTGGCAGTCTCCGTAGATCTCGTTGTGAGGTTCGTGCCGGAAGAGTTGATGCCGCCGGATCATGCCGCCTTCCTCCGCTCTGCATCAGCTTCATCCCAGCCCTCGCGCCAAGCCTCGCGGAGCAGTGCGCCCTCTTCGCCCATGGCGTACTTCGGTGAGTCGTCGCGCTTCTTGCTGGCCTGACGTGCGCGGTGGCCGGCGAGCCGGGCGTTCTCGTATTGCTGCTGATTCATGCTGCCCTCGTGATGTTGAGTAGGTGGTCCTGGTAGTCCTGCCAGGCTTCAGTGCCGCGGCCGCCCAGGACATCGAACGTCCAGATGCGGAACTCGCGGGCGTGGTGCTTGAAACTGGGTCCGAAGACCTCGCGCATGCGGTCGCGGGTCATACCCCGCATCTGGTCGCCGTCGTGGTGCCAGGCGCCGAGCGCGACGACCGCGTGCTGGCCGATCTGCTTCTGTCCATGCAGGTCGCCGAGGTTGCGGTGGTGAATCTGTGTGTGGCCGCACTGGATGGCGCGCTGCAGGCCGGCGGCAATGCGCCAACGGCAGACGACGCAGCCGAGTGCACGCGCGGCGTCCTGGTAGGCCTGCTCGGCGCGCGTCGCCGGTTTGATCGCGCGCTTCATGCCGCCGCCCTGTACTTGCGCATCTTCTCGGCCGCCTTCGGGTCACGGAAGAACACCAGCACCAGCCGGTTCAGGCGGGCATCGCAGGGATCGCAAAGCCGCTTCTTCCTCTTGCGGCGGCCGTCAGCACATGCCTGGACGTGCCATATGTTGGCGGCGCCTGGGCGCCCGCAGTGAGCGCACTTCATGCGGCCCTCCGCGCCGGTGCCGGCTGCGTGCCCTGCCCGTTGGCCATGAGCCAGAATTCGGCCAGCACGTCGTTGATCAGCACGTGCGCGTAGGCGCTGCCGATGTGGCGCGTGATGCCTTCGAACAGCCGCCGGAACTCGTCCTCATCCATCGAGTCGAACGCCAGCGACCGCGCGACGGTGACGGGGATCGTTTCGATCCTCGGCAACACCTCGCGCAGCAGCTTCGCGGCACCTGGGCCGAAGGCTGCATCTGACGCGGCAAGCACCGCAGCTACAACAGGCGTGGCGTCCATGTCGATCTGCTCGCAGCAGACGTTCGCCTCGCGCTGCAACTGCTTGATCGCCTCATGGCTGTCCAGGCCTTCCCAGCCCTCGACGTTCTCGACCATCAGCTGGCCGATCTTGTGCAGCAGCCGGTGGCGCCAAGCGTCGCGCGGCGCCTTGATTTCCAGCCGAACCTCTTGCCCGCGCCGATAGCCGCGCTGCTTCATCAGCTCGCGGTCGACCGGATGCTCGGCGAGCATGGCCAGCCGCTCCTCGCCTGTGTCCATCACTACCACGCGCTCGATCAGCGCATAGATGGGGCGCGATGCGCGCTTGGCGCGGATCTTCTTCGCTGCTGCGGTCATGGTCATGCGTCAACGTCCTTGCGCGGCGCGCGCGGGGTGAGGTTGCGGAAGCCACGTGCGCGCGGCGCCGGCTTGCCGTCGTCGCTTTCGATCGGCGCGGGCTGCCAGTAATCGGGCAGGTTCTGGAACTTGAAGCGCTCGGGCATGTAGAGCACGCGCACCTCGCCAGGTGGCCCACTGCGCTGCAGCGGAACCAGCAGCTCGGCCGTGCCCTTCCAGCGGCTGTCGCGGTGGTACACCTCGTCGCGGTAGATAAAGATCACCGCATCGGCGTCCTGCTCGATCGATCCGGAATCGCGCAGATCCGCAGGCTGCGGCCGCTTGTCCGGACGGTCCTCCAGCTTGCGATTGAGCTGCGACAGCAGTAGCACCGGCACGCCCAGCTCACCGGCCAGCAGCTTCAGGCCGCGGCTGATATCGCCAATGCCATTGGCGCGGTTGTCGCCCTGGATCACCATCAGCTGCAGGTAGTCGATGACGATCAGTCCCAGCGGCGTGCGTGCGTGCTGCCGGCGCGCCTGCGAGCTGACGTGCTCGACGCGTGCACGGCGCGGCCGGCTGACGAAGATCGGCGCCGCGCGCAGCTTGCGCATCGCGCTGGTGACGTTGGTCCAGTCCACGTCGTCCAGGTCGCCGGAGCGGATACGGTTGCCATCGATGCCGCCAACCGATGCCAGCATGCGGTCTCCCAGCTCCTCCGCCTGCATCTCGAAGCTGAAGACCGCGACCGCTTTGCGCAGGCGCAGTGCGATGTGCTCGGCGATGTTCTGCGCCAGCGTGGTCTTGCCCATCTTCGGGCGAGCCGCCAGGACGTACAGGCCGCCCGGCTTCAGGCCACCCAGCAGCGTGTCCAGGTCGTCGATGCTCGTGGTAATGCCGTGGATCCCGCCGCCGTCGCGTGAGCGCTCGCCCAGGCGCTCGAACACGCGATCCATCACCGGCGCGACCGCTTCGAGTTCGCACGGCTGGCTGTCCATCAGCGAGCCGATGCGCGACTGCGCGGAGCCGATCAGCTCGATGCTGCTCTGCCCTTCTGGATTGAAGCCAGCGTTGGCGATGTCGGTGCCCACCTGGATCAGGCGGCGCAGCCGAGCCTTGTCCGCGACGATCTCCGCATAGGCCCGGATGTTGGCCGCCGACGGCGTGGTGTTGGCCAGCTCGATCAAGTACGCGCCGTCGCCGACCTGGTCGAGCAGCCCCTGAGCTTTGAACCAGTCGCCAAGCGTCACCACGTCGAAGGGGCGACGCGGCTGTGCGATGGCCATATCTCGAATGGCGCGGAATATCAGAACATGGTCGCGGCGGTAGAAGTCACCCTCCTCCACCAGGTCGGCTATGTCGTCCCACGCGCGGTTGACCAGAATCAGGCCACCAAGGACAGCCTGCTCGGCTTCCACGCTGTGCGGCGGCAACCGCAATGCATCCGATGGCCGGCCGTGCCACATAGACGCGCTCTCGGCGCGTTCGGCGTCCAGCTGATCGAGAAATTGCGACTCGTCGGCGTGGTGGTCGTAATCGTGGATCGCGCTCATGCCGCGTTCTCCGTCATCGCCCGATCGAACAGCTTCGCGATGACGTTCTCGCGCAGCAGGTATTCGAAGTCGGGCTTCCAATTTTCGTGGCCGGCTCCGCCTGGCTTGCGGCCGGAGTGGAACTCATCGTCAGCGGCTGTCTCGAACAGCGCCGCCCAAAATTCGGCGGTGACGCGCTCGTTGCCGTAGAGCTGCAGGCAGATCACGCGGACGGTCGGCAGCGCTTTCTCGACAGCCTTCAGCCGTGGCTTGTTCAGCACGGTGCATGCGGTCAGCTCGCCATTGGGCTTGGCCAGCAGGCGGTTGTAGGCGGCCTGCGCGTCTTCGGCGATCTGCTGGATCCGCTGGGCCTTGCGTTTACTCAGGTCTGCAGGTGGTGACCCCGGCGGCGTCAGCGTCAACGACGCGGACGAATCCGAGCGAAGCGAGGATCTTTCCTCTTCCTTTCCCTTCCCTGTTCCTTTCCTTTCAGGTGGTGAGGACTCACTGAGTTGTGTGTGAGTCGTAACTGAGGACTCCCACACCACCTGCATCGCCTTGATTTTGCTGGGTGTTGGCCTGTTGACCCGCTGGTGCTCGTCGAATTTCACGACCCGGCCATAGCGCTTTCCGTCTTCGCCAACACCAAGCTCAATGAAGCCAGCTTTCGCCAACGATTGGAGGCTGTCGTGAGTACTCACTGAGGACTCACGGAGCGGTAAGCACTCGGCTTTGACCAGTGCCGGGTTGGCGTTGAAATAGCCCTCGTCGTCTGCGTGGTTGAGCAACGCAGCGGCGAGCATGTGCGTGATCTCTGGCAGCGCGCTCAGATCCTCGTGCTTCCAGAACTCGGGCTTGATGGTGCGGATCCTGGCCATCAGACAATCCCGCCCGCCCGCTCCATGCGCTTCACCTGACGATCGCTACGGCCCTCGCACTCTCGCTTGAGGTCCAGCCAGTAGGCACGTGCGAGGTTCTTCTTGCCGTCGCCCTGCGCCTTCCTCAGCAGCTCCGCCAAGCGGCGGATGCGGCGCTCCCGGCGCCAGTCTTCGAGCAGCTGCTGGATCATGCTGCGGCCCTCGTGACCTTCGCCTCGGCGAACGCGGCCTGCGCCATCTGGCCGAAGATCGCCTGCAGCTGACCGCACAGGGTCGCCAGTGCCTTCGCCTCGTTGAGGGTGAGCACCTGGTCTGCATACGAATCGGCGATGAGCTTGCAGAGCTTGCCCTTCAGCTCACCGGCATCCAGCAGGGATTCGACGACACCGCCGGCCAGCGTCACGTCGGCGCGCTGGACGATGAAGTCGTGCTCGGCGGCCAGGGCGTGCAGGATCCGGAAGTCGCCGCTCAGCCCCATGATCTCGCTGGCTTCGGCCAGGGTCAGGTGGTGCGTGCGCGTGTTCGGGTTGACCTTGCTGCGGAGCACCGCGGCTGACATCGGCTTCTCTTCGCCGCGGTCGTTGATGGAGATGAGGCGAGTCGCCAGGGCAATGCTGCCGCCCGGGTAATCGCGGACGGTCTTGTGTGCTGCATCGGAGATGTTCATCGGCGGGATACCTGAACGTGGTTCGTGAAGGGACCATCCGCCACGCTTTGCGCCATGGACGCACTGCAACGACGGATCAAATCAGCGAGAAGAAGGGCCCCAAACGTCACGACGATCGTGCGTGTGGGAGGCAACGTGTTTGGGCTGCGGTGGGTCGACGGCCGGATGGTCGTCAGGCTGTTACGGAAGGGCTGAGACATGACCAGGGAAGGCGTCGCCCCCCTTGCGGTAGGCTGCTGTTTCCACACGAACAGCCCGCAAGGAGGGCGACATGAAATTTGTAGTGGTCCTGGAACCAACCAGCGCCATCGGGCGCTCGTTCATCGCGTCAAGGTCCGCAGATGGCATGCACTTGGACGAATACCCCTTCATCGAGTGCTCGGAGCTATCGGTGGACGGTCCCTATCTGTTCTGTGCTCGCGGAGACGATCCTGGAAAACCTCGGATGAGTCGTACGAGTCGAACTCCACGATATTCAGAGTTTCGGATTCCGCATTCGGCGGTTGCGTTCGTGTTTCACTTCGCAAAAGAAGCCGACAGGCCAGTCGGATTTGCGATAGAAGAGACTTGAGGAGCTTCATCGCTCATCTCCTTGCCGGCAACCTTCTGGCCGCGCGCTCTCGACTAAATCGATGTGGGTGGTTCCGTCGGCCGCTTTGTGCCGGCGGGCTTCTACGCCTTCGGGCAGTGAGAAGTTGATGTCCGTGCCCCCAAGAATTCGGGTGCCCACGGCACGGCCGCTGCACGGATCCACGGCTACCGTGAACCGGCTCCGGAGTACCGAATTGATCCGGCCGGCGACAGCGATGTCCTTCGCCACGGTCGAAATGATCACTTCCTGGAGCGACGGCCGAGCCAGGTCCGCTCGGCTCGGCTTGTTTAGCCAGTCGCGCAGCCGCACTCGCGGATTAAAGCGGTCAGGCAGCATCGGCCACCTCCCCGTCGGGGTTGGCTGGCGCGGGGCCGAAGGCGTCCGAGTCTGCGTTTGGGCCGCAGGCCACAATCGATTGATACAGCTGATGCAGCCGAACGGCGGCCATTCCACCCGGTTCGCGAGTGCGGCCCTGCTTGATGTCGCTAACCGCTTGGGGTGACTTACCAATGAGCCGACCGATTTCAGTCAGCGACTTGCCGCTCTCTTCGAGCCCTTTGATGCGATCCGACCAGGTCATGTCCATGCCGCCCATGCTATGGGATGCCATAGGTGCAAGTCAACGGGATGCCATAACGCGATCCCGTAACAATTGGCGAATGACCATAGGTGAACGAATCAAGCAGGCTCGCCAGCTGAAAGGCATGTCGCGCCCTCAGCTGTCCGAGGCGTCGGGAGTTAAGTACCCAACCCTAGCGGGCATTGAGAACAACGACCAAGCTGGGACGACACAGCTTCCCGCAATTGCTGAGGCCCTAGGCGTGAGTGTTCGCTGGCTCCAGACTGGCAAGGGGGCCAAAGATGTAGCTGGGATCGTTGTTGACGGGTCCGACTACGTCGATGTGATCGGCTACGCACAAGCGGCTGGCCTTGGTGCTGGAGCAGAGGCGGTCGAGTACGCCGAGACCCACAGGCTCAAGTTTAAGAAGACCAGCCTGCGCCGCCGCGGCATCCTGGGGCACGAGCTGGCCGTCTACTACGGCAAGGGCGACAGCATGGAGCCGACCATCCAGGACGGCGACGCCATCCTTTTCGACACCTCGGATACACGTCCCGTCGATGGCAGTCTCTATGTCATTCAGGTAGATGGGATGGCTAACCCCGAGTACTACGTCAAGCGAGCGATCATCCTGGACGCCGGGATCTACTTCCAGAGCGACAACCCAGCTGGTGACCATCAATGGCGTAAGCCAAAGCCGATGGCCTCAGCCAAGGAGCCAATCACTATCATCGGCCGAGTCCACTGGGTGGGCGGCTGGCGTGGCTAACCCAACATCAAGGAGAGCAACATGAATCAACGTGATAGACCGCCTCAGCCCCCCCAGGGATCGCCGCCCCCGCGAAGAGAGCACAAGGATCACACGCCGAGTCATCGACCGCCCCCACCCCCGCCACGAAAATAATTGGTGTTAGTCTGCGCTCATGGACGCTGATCAGATCAAAACCGAGCGATGGGAGCTGTTGTGGGCTGTGCAGCGATCGCAGCGCTACCATTCTCGTCGAAGTGCGTTTTATTCACGTTGGAATAAGGCGACCGCACTTACCGGCGTCCTTGGCGGATCAGCCGTCTTCGCTTCCCTGGGTCAGGCGTTTCCCGCCATTGTAGGAACGCTTGCAGCCGGAGCCGTGATTGTCCTTTCAGGCGCAGATCTTGTTGCGGGAACATCGGAGATGTCGCGCAAGCACAATGACCTGCGTAAACGTTTCTGCGATATCGAGACGGATATCGTGTCCGTAGAACCAACCCCAGAAAAGATAGCCCACTGGAAAGCCACCCGACTCGCCATCGAAAGTGATGAGCCTCCGACTTACGTTGCCCTAGACATCCTCTGTGAAAACGAGTTGGCGCGGTCCTACAGCCATTTGCGAAATGCGCCGGTTCATAGCCTGCCTTGGTACAAGCGGATTACGGCTCATCTTCTTATCTGGGCTGACAGCTAACCAGATTTAGACGCAAAAAACCCCGCCGTAGCGGGGTTTCTTTTTTCATTACGATGATTTGCCAGCCGCCAGCTCTTACTTGGCTGACCAGCCCTTCTGCTGAAGACACGCTTTGATCAACTGATTCTTCCGTGTTGCAGCCTCGAGAGCTTGTCCAAATGCACCGAGCGATGGGTCCGAGCTGCCAGCATATTTCAGGGCCTCGTACTCGCAAGCCGTTTTGTCGGACTGGAAATCGGCATCTGTCCCTCCGGGCTTGGTGAAGTAGCCATTTTGCGCGCACCCACATAAGCCGATTGTGACAAGCGCCGCGATCCAAAACATCCTCATTTGATTCCCCCTCGCATCCAGCATCCAGCGGCATGGGGCCGCACCCGTACTTCAACCGCTAGTGTAACTATTGGCTCAAACACCTCACGGCGGTGCGCCACAAAATTTCTATGGAATCCCATTGACGTAATACTATGGGATACCATAGACTTACGCCATCGCAACCAACTACCCGGATCCCGCCGGGGACGTGCGACGGAGAACGTAGATGTCCAGCACCTGCCACCCGTACCACCCGCAATGCGGCTGCGCGACCTGCAGCCGGCATGAGCTGTCGGACGAGCGCGCCGACGTCCTGGCCGGTGCTGCACCGCTCTGGCTTCGTTCTAAGCGAAGCGCTCGGCGAGATGACGACCGAGCAGCTGGCTCTGATTTCCGGCCACCTCGCAGACGGCAACGACACCGGCGCGTCAGAGATCCTGCGCACCGCTATCGCCGACTACCTGACGCAGCTGATCAGCGGCCGCATGGACGACGTGGACTGCTCGCGCATCGAGGCGGTGCAGCACTACCTGACGGTGTACGAGGCCAAGCCGGCGCCGGTTACCGTGATGCCGTGGCGGGTGGCGGCATGATCACGCCCCCCTCGGCATCAAACCCGGTACTGCTGCGGGTCCAGGGTGAGTGCGATCTTGCGGCCAATTCGCATGGCCTGGTCGCGAGCATCACCGCGCTGCTGCGCCTGTCCAGCACCTTCCACGGTCGCGACTGCCGCGCTCTGGTCGCGGTGATAGATGTACGCGTGAGACGTCCAGAACGCCGCTCCCGGCGTTTGGACTTCCATGGTATCGACGCGGAACTCGCCGCAGTAACCATGGGAGGGGATGGGTATCGTCATACCCGAAATTATGCTCCTGGTCGTTCTCACTTTTGCATCCCTTTCGTCGGCACTTTCACGGCGCCTAGCTGCTCGCGAAACCACAGCGCACCGCTAAGCACTCAACGCCGTGGCCCTAGTGTCGGTGTGAGGCGTCATGCGTCTTGTGAGTCCAAGCACGACAGGTGCTCGGCATGAGCGCCGTGATCCCCTTCCCAGCTTCTGCCCGCGGCGCCGATCTGGTCCGCGCCATCGCCACGGAGCGCGGCTACGGCCCGGTGGTCGCCGGTCAGCTGGCCCGTACCTTCCGACCCGACAACGTGCGCCCCCTGCGCGTGCAGGCATCGCAGCACGTGCGCGAGCCCGAAGAGTCGGCGACAGCGTTCGGCGACGGCCCGGAGGCTGCGTGATGGACAAGATGGACGAGAAGGAATTCCAGCGCCACATGCTGCGCGAGGACGTGCCGTTCGCCCTGATCTGCATGGCTGTGGGCGCTGTGCTGACGCTGCTCGCCCAGGCGGTGTTCTCGTGACGGGCCGCCACTACTACCGCTTCCTGTTCCTGGTCGAGTCGATTCTATTTCTGGCCGCGCTGGCGATCTTTACTTACGAGCAGAACGCGCACCAGATCTGCTCTGCCCTGCTGGTTGTCGGTTTCGTGCTGTCGCTGCACCTGCCCCAGAGCTGGAGCAATGCCCGAGCACGTGCACACCGCGCCCAGCCGCAGCCGGCAGCCGAGATCACGCCTGATTTCCCGGAACCGCCGCGTCGCGGCATCCGCTGATCCCCGCCGGTACGCCGGCACCACCGACGAGGTATCCAATGTTTCAGCTTGAAAAGCACGAGGCTTCCATCGCCAACGTCAACCAGCGCATCCAGCGCCATGGCGAAGAGCGCCAGCTGGCCGCCGACATCAAGTTCGTCTTGAGCGTCAGTAACGAAGCGCTCGATTCGTTCGATTCGACCCTGCGCCACGACCTGTTCCGCAAGCCGGCCAAGGGCGAGCAGCAGGATCTGCCGCAGATCGGCGGCGACGGCCTGACCGCAGTGAAGCATCCGGCGCTGGAACCGCTGAAGCTGAGCCACGAGTTCACCGGCTACGAGATGCACCTGGCCGGCCTGCTCGAAACCGCCGATCCGATCATCCTGGTCGACGTGAAGCTCAAGCGCTTCGTGATCGAGCCGAAGGAAGGCGGCAGCTTGGCGATGTCCTTCACTGCATCGGCCGAGGTCGAACCGCAGGAGCTGGCCGAGCTGTCGGAAGCGCTGATTCGCGAAGACGTGCTGCTGACCCTCCTCGCTCCCAAGCGCGGCGCTGCGGCTGACGAGGATCTGACCGAGGGCGGCGACACGCTCGATGCGCAGGACACCGCTGCAGCTGCCGCCGAGGCAGCAAGCTTGGTCGAAGCCGGCAAGAAGGCTGCCGCATGAACGCGCCCGTCCGCATCCCACTGATCGACGTGGAGAGCCGGCAGATCGCGGCAATCGGCCACGACGCCGCCAGCCAGACGTTGGCCGTGCGCTTCAAGAACTTCAGGGGCGAGATCACCTCGCTCTACCACTACGACAACGTCACCGCCGAGGACTACTCCGCGCTGCAGGCGGCCGAGTCGAAGGGTGGCCACTTCAACAAGGTGATCAAGGCCGACCCGGTGCGCTGGCCCTACCGCAAGGTCGAAGACCGGCCGCTGTCCGACGCGGCCTGATCCCAAACCCTGATCCGTGGCAGGTGTCCACGGACGCGATCGCACCGCGCATTGACTCTCGAAGGTCAGACGTTAAAGGCAGGAAGGGAACCGCCCGCACCGCCGATACGTGCGCAAGAAGGAGCGGGAGGCGAAAGCCTATACAGCCGGGAAAGACCGGCCCCAGCGAAAGCTCATGGGTGAACGAGTGGCGCGGATGCAACGCCGCTGACCGCCGGGAAAGACCGGCCTCTATCCATAGCGGAGCGGCTTGCGATCAACGAGCGTCCATGTCTTGCGTATCGAAGACCAGACCACTGCGCTATGGAGGGAATGCGCAGTGGTGATGCGCGAATGCCTAGGCAACTGGGAGCGCCCAAAGCGGGACACCGCCCATGGGAAAGAAGGTTCCGGCCTTCCGTCAAAAACCGGGAAACAGGCGACCTGCCGGCCGAAGACGTGCGCATCAACCTAGCCGGGCGCACGCGGTAATCGGAGCCACAGCATGCGGTAGCAAGCCGGAACTACACCACCGGCCCCTCCACCCATCGACAACACGCCGGCGCCGCCGGCAGGAGATTGCAGTGACCAACGTAGCCGTTATTCCGCAGAACCAACATGGCGCGCTTGTCGCGCAGCCGCGCCAGCAGTTCGACCTCAGCCCGCAGACGTTCGAGCAGGCGCTGACCTTCGCCGATTACCTAGCAGATAGCGACCTGGTCCCGAAGGACTTCAAGGGCAAGCCTGCGAATTGCCTGATCGCGATGCAATGGGGCGCGGAGCTAGGCTTGAAGGCGCTCCAGGCGATCCAGAACATCGCCATCATCAATGGACGCCCAGCGTTGTGGGGTGACTCGGTCCTTGCGATCGTAAGGGCGTCGCATTTGTGCGAGTACGTCACCGAAACCGACAGCGGCGACACCGCGACCTGCCGTGTGAAGCGCAAGGGCGAAGCTGAGGAGGTTCGCACCTTCAGCATGGCCGACGCGAAGACGGCGGGCCTGCTCGGCAAGGCCGGCCCGTGGACGCAGTACCCGAAGCGAATGCGCCAGATGCGCGCGCGCGCCTTCGCCTTGCGCGACGTCTTCACCGACGTGCTGCGCGGCATTGCGATTGCCGAGGAGATGATGGACTTCCAGCCCGCTGTCGCTGCCGCGGGTGATCAGGGCCGCCCGGCGATCGAGGGCCAAGCCGAAAAGCAGCTGCCGCTGTACTCGGAAGCTGACTTCGCCGCGAACCTGCCGAAGTGGTGGGACATCGTCGCCAGCGGCAAGAAGACCGCCGAGGACCTGATCGCGATGTTGCAGACGCGCGCGCGCTTTACCGCCGAACAGCTGGAAGATATCCGCAACCCGCCGACCGACGAGGGCGAGGCCCAGAGCGACGTCGCAGCCGCTGCCGGCGGCATTACCCAGACCGCAGTGGAGCGCTGAGCATGAAGACCGTCAACCTGATCCAAGGCACGCCGGAATGGCATGCCCACCGCGCTCTCCACCTCAACGCCAGTGAGGCGCCGGTGATGCTGGGCGAGTTCCCCTCCGTCACTCGCAGCGAGTTGCTGAAGGTCCGCGCGACCGGCATTGAATCGGAGATCAGCTGGTTCCTGCAGCAGATCTTCGATGACGGCCATCGCTTTGAGGCGCTCGCGCGTCCGCTTGCAGAAGCGATCGTCGGCGAAGACCTGTATCCGTGCGTCGGCGTGGATGGAAAGCTGTCTGCGTCGTTCGACGGCCTGACGTTGCTTGGCGATGTGCTGTTTGAGCACAAGATGTTGAACGCCACGCTGCGCGCGTGCATGACCGACGGCTGCACCGGCACCGATCTCCCGGTCTATCACCAGATCCAGATGGAACAGCAGCTGATGGTATCCGGTGGCGAACGTGTGCTTTTCATGGCGTCGGAGTGGGATGCCGAAGGCAACTTGATCGAGGAGCGTCACTGCTGGTACGTGCCCAACCTGGAATTGCGCGAGCGCATCGTGGCTGGCTGGGAGCAACTCGAGCGGGACGTCTGCGGCTACGAGGACAAGCCGCAGACGGCCCCTGTCGTCGGGCGTGCCCCGCAGCATCTTCCGGCCCTGAATATCGCGGTCACCGGCATGGTGACGGCATCCAATCTGGCCGAGTTCCGTGCGTCGGCAATGTCTGTGCTTTCGCGCATCAACCGCGACCTGCAGACGGATGAGGACTTCGCCGACGCCGAGCAGACGGTGAAGTGGTGCAAGGGGGTCGAGGAGCGGCTGGAGGCAACGAAGCAGCAGATCCTGGGCCAGACCGCCGACATCGACGCGGTGTTCCGGACGATGGACGACGTCGCGGCCGAAGCGCGCCGCGTGCGCCTGGAGCTGGACAAGCTGGTGAAGGTGGAGAAGGAAAACCGCCGCACGCAGATCGTCGCGAATGGCGTGCAGTCGGTGCGGGATCACTACGCGTCCATAAACGCAGGACTCGACGCGCATGCGCTGGCGGTCCCTGCTTCGCTACAGGCCGACATCGGCGCGGTGATCAAGGGCAAGAAGTCGATCAGCAGCATGCAGGACGCCGTCGGCACCGCTGCAGCCAACGCCAAGATCGCCGCCAGCCAGCAGGCCGAGCGCGTGCGCGCCAACGTGCGCGTGCTGGAGATGGAGATGGGCACCTTCGCCGGCCTGTTCCATGACCGCGTGCAGCTGTGCGCCACGAAGTCGCCGGAAGATCTGCGCAACCTGATCACCGCGCGCATCACAGAGCAGCAGCGGGTCGATGAGCAACGGCTGGAGGCGCAGCGCGAGAAGATCCGCCAGGAAGAAGCCGCCAAGCTGGCGCGCGAACAGGAGGAGCGCGAGGCAGCGCAGCGTCGCGCCGATGCCCAGGCCGAGGCAGCACGTGTCGCTGCCGCGGCGCCTGCTCCCGCTGCTCCCGCGCCGGCGGCCGTGTCGGCGCCGGTGCCGGTGGCGGCTGCTCCTGCTGCGCTCTCCCCCGCTCTCTCGCAGGCGGTGAAGTCTTTGGCTGCGCCAGCGCCGGCCCAGGTCGTGCGCATCAAGCTCGGCGACATCAACGCCAAGATTGCCCCACTGACGATCACCGCCGACGGCCTGGCGCAGCTGGGCTTCCTGCCGGTGACCATCGAGCGCGCTTCGAAGCTCTACGACGCCGCGCAGCTGCCGGCGATGTTCACCGCCATGCAGAAGGTGTTTGCGAGCGCCGCTGCCGACAGCTACCAGCAGGCCGCGTGATGGCGCGCATCTGCACCAGCTGCGAAAGGTCGCTCAGCGATTCCGAGTTCCCGACCCAGAACGGGCGCGTGGTCAACGTCTGCGTGCTCTGCCGGAACGACATCAAGCGGGCCCAGACCAGGCTCGCGCCGATCCGCCGTGACCCCGAGCAGATCCGGCTCAACAACGTAGCTGCGCTGTGGCATGGCCCGGTGCAGCGCACTCACCTGCTGAGGAATGCCGCTTGAACCGTTCGAATCCGCGCCCCTGCCCCTTCTGCGGCCAGGACGATGAGCTCGTGACCGGCCGAGAGGTGTATCCGCACCGCCCCGACCTATTCGCGAAACCACTCTGGGCATGCATGCCGTGCCGCGCTTGGTCGGGGTGCCATCCAGGCACCGAAAAGCGCATGGGTCGCCTCGCCAACGCGGCGACGCGTCAACTCAAGATGCGCGCGCACGAGGCCTTTGACCCACGTTGGAAGTCGGGCGATATGAAGCGAAAAGATGCCTACGCCTGGCTGCGCGAACGCACCGGTCTGGACGCACGCGAATGCCACATCGGATGGATGTCGGACGAAGACCTCCGCCGGGTTGTCGAAATCTGCGAAGGAGCAGCCGCATGACTCGCCACCCCACTCGCCGCGCGCCGAAGCGCAACGGCGGCTTCTCCTGGGGCCGCTTCCCGACCAGCGACGGCGCCTTCATCACCTGGCGCATGTTCCGCCGCGATCACACCAGCGCGCTGCACATGCATGCGCTCACCTTCACCGCCAAGGACGAGCCGGCCTACGTTGCGAAGCAGCTGCGCCGCGCTCGCCGGCAGCTGCGCGATCGCGTGGACGAGATCGACCTGGCCGCTATGGGAGTTGCCGCGTAATGCCGATCCTGCCCGAGAACCGCGCCCGTTACCCCAGCAATTGGAAGACGGAGATCCGGCCTCGCATCCTCGCGCGCGCCGGAAACTGCTGCGAAGGGTCGCCTGATCACCCGAACTGCCGGGCAGCCAACCACCAGCCACACCCCGAAACGGGCAGCCGTGTGGTGCTGACCATCGGCCATCTCGATCACGTGCCCGAGAACTGCGACGACTCAAACCTGCGCGCCTGGTGCCAGCGCTGCCATCTGCACTACGACCGCCACCACCACGCAGCTACACGGCGCCGTGGCAAAGCCGTCGCCGACCTCCTGGAGCAAACCGCATGACCATGCACCCGAATGACCGCCTCGCCGCACTCGAGTGGGCACTGGCCCGCGCACGCGACGCCGGCAAGACCGACGAGCTGGTGCGGCTGACGCACGTGCCGGCCCTGCAGGAACTGCGCGACGAAGCGCAACGGGAGGCGCGCGGAGGATGAATTACCTGTCGCTCTTCTCGGGCATGGAAGCCGCACACCTTGCATGGTCCCCGCTGGGCTGGCGCTGCAAGGGTGTGGCAGAGATCGACGCTGCCGCATGCGCGCTGCTGCGTCACCGCCTGCCGCACGTGCCGAATCTTGGCAGCGTCACGGACATCACCGAGGCGCAGATCCGCGCTCTGGGTCCGCTCGACGTAGTGATCGGCGGCAGCCCGTGCCAAGACCTGTCCGTCGCTGGCAAGCGCGCGGGATTGGCCGGCGCCCGCTCCGGCCTGTTCCACCATCAACTCAGGATATTCAATGCAGCTCGACATCTTTGCGGCGCCCGTTGGCTCCTCTGGGAGAACGTCCCCGGCGCCTTCAGCAGCAACAAGGGCCGAGACTTTGCTGTCGTGGTTGGCGCACTGGCAGGATCCGAGCTCGCTGTCCCCGCCGACGGCTGGAACGACGAAGGCGTGGCGCTGGGCGACAACGGCCTCGTCGAGTGGTCCGTGCTTGATGCGCAGTGGTTCGGAGTGGCGCAGCGGCGCCGTCGCGTGTTCGCTGTCCTCGATACTGGAGATTGGGCCAGTCGACCCCCGGTACTTCTTGAGCGCGACAGCTTGCGAGGGGATTCTCCGCCGTGCCGGGAAGCGGGGAAAAGCGTTGCCGGAAGCCTTACGGCAAGCGCTGGCCGCCGTGGCGGCATCAACGATCCAGAGCGAGGGCAGCTGATCGCTTTCGCACAGAACCAGCGGGATGAAGTTCGAGTAATGGACGTCGCCGGCGCTCTCGCTGCAGAGCCAGGCATGAAGCAGACAACCTACATCGCGTTCGGCTGCAAAGACAGTGACCCCGCCCGCAGCGTGTCCGACAACGTCGCGCCAACGCTGCGTGCCATGGGGCATGCAGCAAGTCACGCCAATGCGGGCGGACAGGTTGCTGTCGCTTACACCACCAAGCTGCACAACACGGCAAGCAATAACGCCGGGAAGTTGTTCCGTGAGCGAACCACATGTCTCGACGCGAATAGCCCGCCGCCGGCACTGCTTACGCCAACTCAGGTCCGCAGGCTCACGCCGCGAGAGTGCGAGCGGCTGCAGGGCGCTACCGACGACTGGACGCTGATCCCTCTGCCTGGCCGGCACAAGGCCCGCAGGGTCACAAGGAATCGACCTGCGGAAAGGTGGCGCAAGGAAAGCGACGGTACGTGGTCGCTGCTGATGGCCGATGGCCCGCGCTACAAGATGCTCGGCAACAGCTTCGCCAAGCCTGTCATCGCCTGGATCGGCGAGAGCATCCAGCAGGCGCACACCTGGAACCAGCAGGAGCGAGCGGCATGACCGACCCATATCGCGAGTTCCTGGAGCGCAAGGTGCGCGTCGCGCCGTCGCTCGGTTTCGACGTCTCGCCCGACGACGTTCACCCAATCCTCAAGCCGCACCAGCGCGACAGCGTAGTGTGGGCATGCTCCGGCGGGCGCCGCGCCCTCTTCCAGCGCTTCGGCCTCGGCAAGAGCATGCAGCAGTTGGAGATCATGCGGCTGGCGCGCGCGCATGCCGGTGGAGCCGTCGGCATCGTGGTGCCGCTGGGCGTGCGTCAGGAGTTCCGCCGCGACGCAGGCAAGCTCGGGCTGGATACGCGTTTCGTGCGCACCAGTGCCGAGGTGGATCCGGACTTCGATGGCATCCACCTGACCAATTACGAGAGCGTGCGAGACGGGAAGCTCGACCCGAACCTATTCACTGCGGCCAGCCTCGACGAGGCCTCTGTGCTGCGCAGCTTCGGATCGAAGACCTACCAGCAGTTCCTGACCCTGTTCGATGAGGTCCGGTACCGGTTCGTCGCCACGGCCACGCCCAGCCCGAACCGCTACAAGGAGCTGATCCATTACGCGGGCTTCCTGGGCGTGATGGATACCGGCCAGGCTCTCACCCGCTGGTTCAAGCGTGACAGCACTCAGGCCAACAACCTGACGCTGTACCCCCACAAGGAACGTGAGTTCTGGCTATGGGTGGCGAGCTGGGCGCTATTCCTGCAGAAGCCGTCCGACCTGGGTTACAGCGACGAAGGCTATGACCTGCCGGAGCTGACAGTGCATTACGTCGAGGTGCCGGTGGACCACAACACCGCCGGCGCCGAGCGAGATGGCCAGGGCAAGTTGTTCCGCGATGCCGCGATGGGGTTGCAGAACGCGGCGAAGGAGAAGCGCGACACGCTCGGCGCGCGCGTGGCAGCCGTGCAGCAGGTCGTCGCCGCACGGCCGGATGAGCATTGGCTGATCTGGCACGACCTCGAGGCGGAGCGGCATGCGTTGCAGGCTGCAATCCCCGCCGCGGTCAGCATCTATGGCGACCAGGAGCTCGACGAGCGCGAACGGGCGGTCATCGACTTCAGCGAAGGCGTGATCCCGATCCTGTCGGCCAAGCCGGTGATCGCCGGCAGCGGCTGCAACTTCCAGCGGCATTGCCACCTGTCGGTGTACGCCGGCATCGGCTTCAAGTTCAACGACTTCATCCAGTCCATTCACCGCATCCAGCGGTACCAGCAGGCGCACCCGGTCGAGGTGTGGATCGTCTACGCCGAGAGCGAGCGCGAGGTGCTGGCCAGCCTGCAGGCGAAGTGGACGCGCCACGAGGAGATGGTAGAGAAAATGAGCGAGATCATCAGGGAATACGGCCTGAGCAAGGCCGCCATGGCGCAAGTACTTCAGCGCTCGATTGGCGTGGAGCGGATCGAGGCCCGCGGTACCGGCTGGACCGTCGCGAACAACGATTGCGTGATGGAGACGCGCGGCATGGCCGACGACAGCGTCGACCTGATCGTGACCTCGATCCCATTCGCCAACCACTACGAGTACAGCCCGAGCTACAACGACTTCGGGCACACCGACGACAACGCGCACTTCTGGGCGCAGATGGACCACCTCAGCACGCAGCTGCTGCGGATCCTCAAGCCTGGCCGGATCGCGGCCATCCACGTGAAGGACCGGATCCAGTTCGGCGCGGTCACCGGCGCCGGCGTTCCGACGGTCAGCCCCTTCCATGCGGAGGCGATCTTCCACTACCGGTCGCACGGCTTCGACTACATGGGCCTGATCACGGTTGTGACCGACGTGGTGCGCGAGAACAACCAGACCTATCGGCTGGGCTGGTCAGAGCAGTGCAAGGACGGCACGAAGATGGGGGTAGGCTCGCCCGAGTACGTCGTGCTGCTGCATAAGCCGCAGACCGATCGCAGCCGCGGCTATGCCGATGAGCCGGTTCGCAAGCAGAAGGTGGATTACACGCGGGCGCGCTGGCAGGTGGATGCGCATGCGTTCTGGCGCTCGAGCGGCCGCCGGCAGCTGACGGTTGACGAGCTGGCGCAGCTGGGCCCGGACAAGTTGGCCAAGCTGTTCACCGAGTACTCGCTGCGCGAGGTCTACGACTACGAGACCCACGTGCGCATCGGCGAGGAGCTGGAGGCGCGCGGCGCGCTGCCCTCCACTTTCATGTCACTGGCGCCGGGCAGCCATGACCCGGACGTGTGGCACGACGTCAACCGCATGCTGACGCTCAACGGCGAGCAGACCCGGCGCGGCCTGGAAAACCACATCTGCCCGCTGCAGTTCGACATCGTCGACCGGCTGATCCAGCGCTTCAGCAATGCCGGCGAGCTGGTGTTCGATCCCTTCGGCGGGCTGTTCACCGTGCCGTACCGGGCGCTGAAGTTGGGCCGCAAGGGCCGCGCCGCCGAGCTGTCCACCACCTACTTCATGGACGGCGTGCGGTACCTGCAGGCGGCCGAGCGCGAGATCGCCATGCCGGATCTGTTCGCAACGATGGACCCGCTGCCGCAGGACCAGGCCGCATGAAGCCCCAGCTCTTCCCGCGCGAGCCGCGCCGGATGAAGCAGCCGGCCAAGGATCTGCTCCGGCAGCAGCTGGCCATGGCCGCCGACCACATCGAGCGGGTCACCGCCGAGAACCACGCTTTGCGCGCCATCTGCGCAGAAGCCATCAACACATGCCAGGGCCAGGCCGAGCAGCTTCGCGCCGCGCTGGCAAAACAGGAGAAATACGATGCATGAAGACCTGATAGGGCGGCTTACGTTCGCCCTCGAAAAACAGAAGGCCGGTGCCTTTTCGTATCTGTTCTCGGAAGCCATCGCCGCCCTATCCGCCCAGCCCGATGCGGGGAGCGGTGGTGATGCGCGGGCGCAGGTTGCGGACGGCATGCTGCCCCCGTTGCCAATCGCCTTCTTCGATGAGTTTGGCCGCGGTGCCGACGACCGCGTGCAGGACTACGCACGTGCCGCCATCCTCGCCACCCACCCCCAGCCGGCAGCGGCGATCGCCGACATCAACGCGACGCGCTACCTCTACCTGCGGTCTCAGCCGGTCGAGGGCGGGCCATGGGGAACGCCGCGCATCGCAATCCCCAGCTCCGAGCGCGCCGGCCAGTTCGCCAACGGAGAGGACGCCGACGCAGCGATTGATGCGGCGATCGCTGCGGCGGTGCCCAAGTGTTTGACATGTGGAGGCCGGGGGTGGGTCGGCGGCCCAACCGGTCAAGATCCCGGCGAGTCCGGTGAGCAGTGCCCCGATTGTGATGCGCTGGAAAATTGGAACCGAGCGCAGTGGGCAGGCGAGGTGCAACCGTGACCATCCCCGCATCCCCTTTGTCCTGGCCGGCAGGCTGGAAGCGCACACCCGGTGCCCAACGCGATAAAGCCCGATTCCGCAAGTCGGCGCGTGTGCGCTATACCGGCCAGGGCGAAAGTGCCCGTGTGCTGAGCGTCGCCGAGGGCGTCGACCGCGTGCGCCTTGAACTGCAGCGCATGGGCATCGACGACGCCGACCTGGTGATCAGCACCAACCTCGAGCTGCGGCTCGACGGCCTGCCGCGTTCGAACCAGCGGGAGCCGGCCGACCCGGGCGTGGCGGTGTACTGGCTGGACCGCTTCGACAGGACGCAGCCGCCCAAGTGCATGGCAATCGACCGCTACGACCGCGTGGCCGACAACCTGGCGGCGGTGGCCGCGACCCTGGAGGCGATGCGCGCGATCGAGCGTCACGGCGGTGCTGCGATCCTCGAACGGGCATTCGCCGGCTTCGCGGCACTGCCGGGCCCGGCGGAATTCAACTGGCGGGACGTGTTGGACCCGCACGACCCCGAGGGCAGCTACCGCCGGCTGCGCTCGCAGCACCATCCCGACAATGGCGGCAACGCCGACACCTTTCAGCGGGTGCAGTCCGCCTGGCAGGCTTACCAACTGGAGACGACCCGATGAGCACGACCCCGACCACCGCCCAACGGCTTCTCCGGCTGCCCGATGTCCTGGACCGCGTCGGCATGTCGAAGTCGACCCTCTATAGCCGCATCCGGGATAAGACGTTTCCCCAGCCCCTGCACCTGGGCACGTCATCGGTATGGGTCGAGTCCGAGGTAACCGACTGGATCAACGACCAGATCGCCTCGCGTGACAAGGCAGCTTGA